GAAGCGGCATTCCTCCTCTATCTATTATTCATTATGAAATATTGGGATATTTCGGTAACTTATTGCCGGGGAATTTTGGCAGGGAAAAGGAAAGATATTCTTAGGAAGTGGAAAGATTATTAACAATTAAACTTGTCCTTTTGCTTTGGATAGACAAGTCAATATGATCCAAAAAGCCCTGTACCATTAGAGTGTACAGGGCTAAAAGAAACAATACTTAATAAACGTTAGAACAGTTCCATTTGTTAACGTGCTATCCGTATCCTTCTCCCATCCAGACTTTAACTGTCGGTTTTGGAATTTCACCAAATCCACCGTTTTCAAATATGAAACCGGGTCACGGACTAAGAGGCTCGATCACCTCATCACCGCCGGTTGGGAATTACACCCAGCCCCGAAGGATTGTCTTATTTAATTAATTTCAATTATCTCGGACAAACCCTAGTTCTGTCAAGGATTTATTTTTTTGAATCGGATTGAATTGGATTGAAAATGAAGGTTGTTGACCAATTTCGTCAACGAATCGTCAACATAAAAAAGAACTAACCAATATACATTAGTTAGTTCTTTTTTATCAACGCACTGCTCCAGGACCATTTCATTTTATCATAATCAAATAGCTTTGCCTACTTGCTCTAATAAAGTAAGAAACAACGGACAAAGCTGTACCAGACAGTAACCAAGTGCGCTGTTAAGTATGAGCGTAAAGCCTTTTTCCTTCTGCCCAATCAAAATGAGCAAAGCCCCTCCTGTAATCATCACCCCAGCAATAGGAAGCGCCAAACTAATCATCAAATCAATCAAAGGATCGAAAGCGTGGATAATACTATCCTTTGTCGCTGCAGGAACCGCCTCAGCTGCTAAAACAGGCTTGGCGAAAACAAGGGGCATGGTGATGGATATGCCGATTCTTCTTATTACCTGAGATAATTTCTTATCACCGGTCTTGATTTTGTAATCACCGGACATAAAATCATTGTATTTTATTGTTTCGGTATACATGCCGATCATCCTTTCAGGTAAAATAATATCCCGACGGCTACCGCACTGACCACAAACGGTCTTGTTGGCTTGAAAAAATATAATCCCACTAAACCTAATAAGGGAAGAAATAAATCGAGGTTGAAGAGGATTAATTCTAGTGTAGATAATAGCAATTTGGTTACTTGTTCTATTTCCCATCCAACAACGGCATCAGAAAAACGATTAAAGTGCTCGAGAAAAGTATCCATTTAGCGCCCTCCTAATTTATTTCCTTCAACGTATAGACTCGGCTTTTTAATCCGCCGCATAAAGCATTTAAGCGCGCCCGTCTGCTTTCTAATTCCGTTACCCATATCAAGACAAAATCTTGTTTGGATATCTCCTTTAATCTGCGATATTTATCAATTTTGGCTTTATTTTTAACGATCGGCTGTGATACGTCCACTTCGACAAATACAGGTATTTTCCCGTGATAAAACATAGCATCACTAACGATAGAGACATCGTCTGCCATGATTTTCATTTCATTTTTCCATGACGATGGACATTTTAAATAGATCCATAACTGATTTCTTAAAAGAAAATGCTGTATTTGCGGTGTTTTCTTTCTGACAATTTCACATTTTATCCTTTCCCGACCAGATTTCGAGAGATAATAAACCTTTTCCATGCCATGACGGAAAGAGTGTAAGTATTCGCTCATATCGTTTAAAATGCGGTTGGCATTCCGGTCCCCGCCCAAACGGTGTATGGTCTGGATCTGCTTCCTAGTCAAATAGCTCTGTTTCTTCAAGGACAAGAGTATGTTTTCGATTCTTTGTTGTTTGGCTGCTACTTTTTTCATCTTTATCCTCCCTTACAAAACGCATCGTCCATTCATTTATTTTTTTATTACTCATATAGGGTGTTTGAACAATGGTGTTGGATACCGTTTGATAGATGGCTCGCCCTGGTATCTCCGGCAACTCTTCCGCCCCTCCCTCATCCAGAACCGCACGGCTAGCAATATTAGTTTTCAGCTTAAAACATACCCTTGCTAAAGCGTTCTGACGCACCTGTGAACGCAGTGTTTCATTTGTCGGGTATTGAGTCGCATAAAGCATTCTCAGACCACATGCTCGACCGCGCCGGGCAATATCCTCCACAATATTTTGGCATTCATCCGTTAAGTCAGCCGCCTCATCGATGACGATAAAATGCCGGTCCTTCATATTGGCTTCTTTCACATCTTCAAAGCCATTTTCTTCTAAATATTCATGGCGATGATTCATGATGTTCTGTACTTCTTCCAAGATAGTTATCGCATCTTTTCGGTCTTTACCAAAATTAGAAACTTGCTTTAGTTTCTTGAAACGGGAGAAGGATAAACCGCCCTTCAGGTCAATTAAATGGAAGTGAATGTTTTCCGGTTGTTGCAAAATGAGGGTGGTAATCACCATTTTTAAAAATTGCGACTTGCCAAACCCAGCGGCACCCGCAACGATCATAAAGTAATTGGAATCGAAGTCATGAAAAATTAATTTATCCCTTGATCGCCCAACAGGAACCTTCCAATCCTTAGTAATAAAAGATTCATTCCAAGGGAAATCTTTTATTAATGGACTGTTATAAACCTTGATTTTCATCATCCCGTCAAATTCGATTTCGATTTCCTTTTTGATTCGCTTACCGTTAAATAAATTCTGTATCTGTTGAACTATTGTTTTATCAAACTTTATAGCTCTTAAATCAGAAAGGTTAATATCAATTATTTTGGAACGGACATTTAACCCATCTTCCAGTACATGTCTTTTGTCAATAACTTCTTTTGAAGATAAACCAAGAGGCAGCTGGTAAATGTATTCTGTGCCTCCCTCGAATTTTCGTTTCCTTTGCAGATGTATTGTTTCCGTTTTACCGTTTTCCCGGACAATTAGCCCTGAATTAGTAAAAATGCGCTGTATTTTATCGGCATCGTTGGCTGCAGGACCATTTGTTTTCAGATAAGCATATCCGCCTAATGCACCCATGATTATTGTGGATCCAATTTCAAATATCATTAAATACGCCACTCTCCTTTGGTATTTACGTAGTAAATAGTTGCTACAGTAAAGAATGTTCTTTACACACAAAAACTATTGAAATCTCGCGGTTCGGAATATTCCTTTTTCGTTGCTGTGAAGGTATTTGATAAAGAATATTCTTTATTGCTTGGTCAATATATCTTGTCCCCTATAAAAAAATAAGCAGGACTTAACGAAGTAGTTAAGAATATATTATTTGAGGTGGATTAGATGTATAAATGCAGATTAAAAGTAATATTTGCGGAAAAAGATATTAGACAAGGAGAATTTGCAGAAAAGCTCGGTATAAGTGCGGCTGCATTAAGTGCGATTAAAAACGGTAAGTCGTTGCCATCGTTCCCGGTACTATATAGAATCTGCGAAGAATTGGACATGGATATGAGGGAAATATGGGCGAAGGAATAAAATTAATAAACCACCCCGATCATGAGGCGGTTTTTAATATGCGTAATGTTCTTGGTTGGGATGGTTCCCAGGTGATATAGCCTTTTTCTTTCAGTTTTTCCATGTGAGTATAGACAGTCGAAACCGAAGCTAAATGAACAGCATCTCGAATTTCTCTAACAGTAGGCGCAAACCCTTTTGCATTCATAAGATTTTCGATAATCTCTAATACTTCTCTTTGTTTTTTAGTTAATATATTATGCATATTGTTCCCTCTTTTCTTTGATTGTAGCTACAGCCAAAATCGATTCTATTTTAAAAATGCGAGCTTGCTTCTTTTTATAACAATAAGCTTTCAAGTATGTTTCGTTTATCGCTTTAACTAAAATTCTACGTTTGGAAAACTCATTCCCTTTACTTTGATAAATGATTTCAACAGGAAAAGATTCATCCAGTGATCGCTTTAATAAATTTTGCATGCCTCTCTCCTCCTTTTGAATATATTATAAGCGAACATAAGTTTGTTTTCAACCTTGTTTTAGAACGTTTGTTTGTATATAATATGAATGGGGTGAAGTTGATGAACATATATATCGAAGTGAATTATATAGGATGGGAATGCGATATTTTACGAAAGGGAAACTTTCCCGTGAACAGTTGGCAGTTTAAAGAGGATCCGGATTGGACTGTGGCTGAAGTAACGTTGAAGTGGATTAATGAAATCAGAAGAGAAAATAACATCAGTAAAATTACAAAGGTCACTTATAACCGGGATAATGATATTACGGATCTTGTTAAGGAACTAGATAGCCGAATATATGATATTACTTTACCTTTTTAGCCCCAAACTCATTGAGTTTGAGGCTAAAATTACTTAATGCCATTATCGCTCGCAGGCCCATCCATCATTATCTCGATCGTGTTTGGATGCATATGCAGGGTGACTGCTTTGCACGCCAGATGGATAATATTCTCGCATCGCTGTGCAGTTTTGGAATGATGTTGGCGCTCCTGGTATAACATATGTACCGGAGTTAACATCAGGTGTCGGTTCTGGATTTGGTATTGGTACTGGCGATGGTTGCGGCGTCGGTGCCGGGACTGGTTTAGCTAACGGATCAACTCTAAAAGACGGTTCTAAAGTACGCGCCAAAAACGCGGAAAATTGTCCGCGATTCAGGTGTTGATCAGGACGATAAGTACCATCCGTATAACCACCTGCGATACCATTGGAGGCAACGTTTATGATAGCTTGATAGGATGCCATATTGGCCGAAACATCGGTAAAGTTATTTACGTTTCCGGCATTCAGGGTAAAGGCACGATTTAAAAATATAGCCATCTGACCACGGGTAACCGGCTGATTAGGACGGAATGTTCCATCTGCGAACCCACTAATAATTCCTTTATCTACGGCTGAAGCAATATAACCTGATCCCGTTACATTTGCGACAACATCACTAAATTTTGTATCCCTTGGATCACCGTTTAATCCTAACGCACGACCAATCATGATTGCGGCTTGTGCACGAGTTACTGTATCACCAGTTTTAAAAGTGTTATCTCCATAACCAGTTATGTACCCTTTTGACGATAAATACACTACCTCATCATAAAAAATATAATCGCTTGAAACATCGTTAAATCCTGCTGCGTTCCCAGTGTTTGGAGAAAATGAGCCAAACACCAAAACTAATGCCAATAAACCTATTAGTTTTCTCACTATAGATTCCTCCCCATTTTTGTAAAAATCTATCTTTTTTCTTTATCAGTTTAGCAGATTTTTTTAAATATTGTATATTTTTGTCGCAAGATGTAATATTTAAACAAAGGCGAGGTGATTCCGAATGAAATTTGGAATGCGAAAACCAAGTTTTAAAAAACGTATTTCCGCAAGGATGAGTATAAAAAGGCAAGTTGTCCATCGGGCAGGGATAAAAATGCCAAGAGGTTATGGGTGGTTAAGAGATCCCAAGAAATATGCTTATAACAAGGTATACAACCGTACTACTTTTGATATTTTTAAGTTAATTAAAAAGTTGTTTAAGTAAGCCCCCTCTCATACAGAGAAAGGGCTATATTTTTTATATAATCAAATAGAGACTTTTATCATAGTTAGTTGCACATTGTTTATAGTATAATTTACCCAAAAAGGAGGTACTATGATTGATAAAATCTGGGGATAAGCAAAATTTCATTTACATACCTGGACTTAAATTTATACCAGCTGGAGAAACACCTGCAGATGCAATCGAAAGAATTAACCGTGCGGAAGTAGAAAAGGAAATTGCAGATAAAAAGATGCTGAAACAATTACAAAAGGAATTCCCGGGTAGAGAAATAATTCAATGCGGATCGAGCTGGATTATTAAAGCAGAGGAATAATAGCACATTTCTGCATTTGTATGGATGTTTTAACTTCAAGGACCTAGTAATTTTCATGGGTGTTTATAAGAATGATAACTCCTCTTTGAGGGGTTATCATTTCAAAAAGTTCCGATAAGTTTAAATAAAGTAGGAAATTTTTGTTTTTTGTCGAATATTATATTTAAGTAGAGAAATTTATTTATTTAATGTATAGTTTTTAACATAGCATAAAAATTTATTAGGAGGTAAATTGTATGTGTGCATATAAAGCACTGGATGTTGCAGATTACATTGTACAATACTGCAACACAACCGGAAAAAAAATAACTCATTTACAATTGCAAAAAATCCTCTACTTCTCTGAAGCAAAATATTTAGTTAACAACTCAAATCTTTTTGATGATACAATTTCAAAATGGAGAATGGGGCCAGTTGTTGAAAGAGTGTACCATGAATATAAAACTTTTGGATCAAGTAATATAAGCTACGTTCCAAAGAGGTTAACATTTAAATCAGATGGTACCATTGCATTAACCTCTTTTGACCCCGATTCTATTGAAGAAAAGGATAAAAAGGAAATTGAAAAAATTGTTGATGAATACATTATTAACAGTCCTTTTACTTTAGTTCAAGCTACTCATGATCACTATCCATGGAAGAAAGATGAAGCATTAATAAATGCTGGTACTCATGGGTTATCTTATGACAAATCAGAACTAAAAGACTTCTTTAAGAATAATCCTTCTGCTTTTGAGGTGAAGTAATGGAAGAGGTAAATTTTGAAGAACAACTACTCAAGTTATCGAATAATTTCCATGTTGATAATTCAATTAACAAGGAAATTTACGATCAACTTGAGTATTTTTATTCTATAAACTCTCGTCATGAGTATTTTAGAATTAGTCAGCTGGTTTTTAACCAAGGTGATGAAACTAATGAGGTTATGGAACTAAATCTCTTGTATATCATTGAACTAGCTGAAACCAATCAGTCACTATTTATAAAAAATTACAAAAAATTATATGATCATCTTAGATTAGGAATTACCCAAAAAAAATATATCGAAGATCATTTAAATAGAATTACAAATGAACACGTTGCTGCAAAAAACGAGATTCAATCTGCGATTTCAGAAGCAACTGCAGCAATAAGTAATATTGGATTACAAGCTGATAATCAATCAGAAAAATTAAATGAAATTGAAAAGCACTCCAGGAAGATTACTTCTGATTTCGTATCAATTTTAGGTATTTTTAGTTCTGTGATTTTTGCTGCATTTGGTGGTTTGGAAATATTAAAGAATATACTTGGCAATATTGAAAAAGTACAAACTGGAAAGCTGTTGGTTTTTTCAAGTATTACCATTGGGGCTATTATATTTTTAGTTTTTTTATTATTAAACGGACTTTCCAAATTAACGGGACTAAAACTTAGAAGTTGCAATTGTGATTCGAATGAAAGTTGCAGCTGTAATTTAGTGCAAAAACATCCTTCTATAGTAATTATTTATATGATAATTCTTTTTATTTTTATGATAGGCGTAACCGAATATTTTCTTGATTATCGTACATTAATAAACGACCTTATTAATACTTGGAAGTCCTGGATTAAATTACTTATAGTATTTCTCTTATCATTATTATTTATTATTTCTTCAACTATTTGGTTTCGAAAGAAGAGTGATGCATGATATACAATAGCCCCAAACTCAAACGAGTAAGGGGCTATTTTGTGCTTGTGATGGTGATTCTGAGCGAATTAACTTTTGTTTTGCGGATAACTACTCATTCGATTGATTCAATAATGCTTGTAAATTTTTATATCTACGATGATCCAAAACAGTTGCTAAATAAATTGCTTGTCCGATTGTTAAGCTGCGATTATGAGCAAAAATTTCCCAATCAGTAGAAGATAAAATACCTTCCACTCTTGCTTCTGTATAAATTTTTGCTAATTCATCTAACTTATTTTCGCCGATTAAATCTACCATCGCGACCGCCATCACATCTTCCCCCTTTTGCGGCTCACGTTCCGGCTCTGCTTGAGCTGCATTCACTTGTTTTGGCTCAATCATTATATTGATGTATGAAGCCAATTCCTTTGCGATTGCCTGACAGATTTTTTCGAAGTCCCTTCTGTAAATAGCCGCATCTACAGTTGAGTTTACAAAGCAAATTTCGATTAATACAGCTGGCTCATAAGTCTGAGCCATAACAGCTAAACCTTTGTTCTGTTTTGCTCCTCGATTGAGTAAGCCCCCGCCAGTAGCATCACTGATTGCCTTAGAAATCTTTTCAGCTAAGTCCCTTTGGTCATAGTAAAGGACCTCAGTGCCAATAGCTTTGTTTTGGGTGCCTCCGGAAGCATTAAAGTGAATGGAAACGATGAGACCATCACGGTCGGCATTGTGATGCTTTACGAGAGTACCTAAATTCTGATTTTGATTGCTTGAAGTGTTATCTTCAAAGTAAGTTGACGGAACACCGGATGATTGTAAAATCTCGTAAACTCGTTTCGTGACTTTTCGTGCTTCTGTGACTTCGTTTAAAATGCCGTTTGCCCCAGAACCGATATTGTACCAGTGACCAGGGTGTAGTTCGATTTCACGCGCCGCCATTACTTATCACCTCTTGGCTTGTCATATCCCATAGCCTGCTTACTATCTGACATTCCCTTTGTCGTAGGGTCTGCCACTAAGCCGCCAGCAATCATAACACCAAGTATCGCATCAATGAGCAGCTGATACTCTCCTGCATCAAAACCAAGATAGTGAGTAACAATTAAGCCGATTAAACCAAAAACAGCTACCCAGAATGGATAGCTTTGCACACGTAATTTCCAGTTGATTTTCATTTTAATTTGCCTCCTTTTCCAATGTATCAATCCTTTTATGTGCACTCTTCGTTGATTCCTCGTTTCTGGCTAACCGTTCGCCAAACAACACCATTTGGCGCTCATTCGTTTTAATATCAATTCTAATATCATCGACACCCTTACTGATATAACTTAATTGTGCCTTTAATTCAGCGCTCTCTTTTGCATCTTCTTTTGTGTCGTTTTTTACATCCTTCTCCTTATCGGTTAGGCTTTTTTGCTTATTCAATTGATACCCTTGATAAGCAATCACAACCGCCATGACCGATAATAATACCCCTAATTCAATTGTCATTTTCCCACCCCAATCTGAAGTAATTCTGCCGATTCTAGGATGCAAAAAAGAGAGTCGTTTTCAGGCCCTCTTTTATTAATTAGACAAATCACTTTTCTCAATCAACATAGAGTTAATTAGATTCTCTTTTTCGATGTTCTCAGATGTTAGTTTAGCGATTAACTCTGATTGATGTTCAATTAATTTTAATAACTCGAAACATAAACCAGATGTATAGCTCAATTTAATCCTTCTTCCTTAAATTTGTGGAGTCGCCAAAATCATATCTTTTTCTTCTTCTGTAATACGACCTTTTTCAACTTGGACAGTTAAATAAGCTTCATCAATTTTACCCATAACATACATGTTGCAAAGGAATCCATACATATCATTCATCTCCTAATCTCCTATTCCATCATTAGTGTTAACACAACATCTTCTAATAGCGAAACTCGTTCAATCGTCATATCTTGGGCGCGTTGCTCGTTGCGCGGAGAATATTCAATGAATTCTCCGCTTGCAGGCTCTTGTGTAGATTCGTCTTGAACCTCTAATTCTTTTATTTCATACCCGACTTCGATGTGATCGTTAAGTTCAGTCGTATTGCCCTGCTGAATGTATTGTGAAACTTGGTCAAATTCAGGGATATCCGAGTAGACGATAGGTTTGTAACCATCCGATTGAACATCACTTAATACCAATTCCCCATTCTGGATGATTCCGTACTTTGGCATAATAGCTTACCACCTTTCTTGCTTTATCTATGGTTACATATGGTTTAACGTGCTTGTGATAAAAACTATAGCTGTCGCTCCGTTTAATCCATCCCCAATACGAGATGACAGCAGATGCATCGCTTTCGCTCATATATGGTTTCTTAGCGATTTTCTTTACTCTTCTCCTGATTCTGAGGGCATTACTTTTTCTGAGAATGGTTTTGTTCCGGAAGAAACGGAAACCGAGAAAATCAATATCTCTTTTATCTATTCTAAACACCTGCCAGTTCCCTTTTAAAGTCAACTTCATTTTGTTGAGAAAATTCTCTAATTCCACACGGACCTTATGAAGTTTCTTTTTATTCGGACCAAAAAGAACGAGATCGTCTACATAACGGACGTAGTATTTAACTCGCAATTTTTCTTTGATGAAATGATCTAACGGTTCCAGCACAAAATTAGCAAACCACTGACTTGTATAATAACCGATCGGTAAACCATCTTCTGCATCAATGATTGTATTGATTAACCACTGGCAGTCTTTATCTTTGATTTTTCTTTTAAAAGACTTCTTTAATATCTCGTTATTGATGGACGGATAAAACTTTTTAATATCCATCTTTAAACAATATTTTGTGTTCCTTTTGTCCTTATCTAGCCATTGCCGAACCATCTTTTGACCAAGACTTGTGCCGCGTTTTGGGACGCTTCCGCAGGAATAAGCATACATTCCACGCATCATTATTGGCTCCAGCTGCAGCATAAGTGACCAATGGACAATTTGGTCTGGATAAAATTTTGGCTTATAGATAGTACGCTCTTTCTTATTTGCACCATCTTGGATTACTTTTATATCGGGATTTGACGGAACAAAAGTCTTATTCACAAGCATTTCCTGTATTTTTGAAGCATAATAATCAGCGTTGTCCAATATTTTTTTGACTCTATTTTGCTTCCTTTTGCCAAGGGAAGCCTTGAACATCGCGTGAATGATATTGTTTTTGTCATAAATCTTCTCGTAGATATATCCGATGCGTTTCAAGAGTATCCTTCTTTCATCTTATTAGCCTCACAGTTTTTCGAGAATGAACCTACTAAACTATGCTCTTTACGGCTGTATTTTTAGCAAGGGCTAAGGATTATAGAGTGCAAGTATTGCAATGAATCTAATAAGAGTCTGCCCGCCGATTTTCACGTTAGCATTCGACGAGGAATTGTTGAGATTCCAGTACCAAACGCCATCATTAGCGCCATTGTTCCAGTTCCCACCAACATGGGCAAGCGCGCACTCTATAACCCTATTTCTTTATTATATCAAAATATAAAGACCTTGGAGGGGTATCCCCTCCAAACCTCCCTAAGAGGCTTTTTTAAGCAGACGCCCGCCGATAACCACGCTAGCATCCGACGAGGAATAGTGGAGACCCCAGCACCAAACGCCATCCGTAGCGCCATTGCTCCAGTACCCACCAACATGGGCAATGCGTTGCCCGGTTGCTTGCCAGTAGTAATCTGAGTAATAAGTAGATGCGCCTCCACCTACAGCTGTTGGAAACTGAGCAAACGGATAGTTCGGATCGAACCCAAGCGCTGTTGGATATCCGTTTGCATTAGCGTTAATATATCCCAATTTTTCATATGGACTAGTAAACACATTGCTGGCATATTGCGCTGCATTTTTACAAATCCAAGTTTGAAATTCATTAACGTTAACACCGTCGACAAACTGCCAAACATCACCATACAGCGATTCAATTCCGCGGTAAACAAAAGGATATTTTCCGTCTGTATTGCTGACGATACTTCCGGATGATGCCGCAATGTTCCGGCTAAATCCATTTTTCCAACCGGTGTTATAAACTATATTTCCAACTGCGATGTTCACAGGTGCGCCATCAAACGCAATCGCTTTATTGTTTGTATCATACACGGTGATCCCTGTTATAGTACGACCATATGCAATTTGATTTCCGCCTAATGACGTTCCCAAACTGATGGCTTGACCGACTTTGTATTGATCAGCAGTGGCGTTTGCTACTATGATCCTGTTTGCATTGCTTTCTGCAATTGTTGCGGTATGAGCAGCGTTATATTGACCAGATGTAAAACCAGCCATTACTGCCTGTGAATTTAATGTTGCAAACTCGATGTGAAATAATGCGTGCAGTATATCTACCGCGTGGATGTCTAGTTGTTGATATCCTTTGCGCCCGTCAACATTATTCGCTCTTGCGTAGTTGCGCATGTCCACGATAGTTTTGATGACTAGCGGATATTTATCCGGCTTCGATTCGAGCTTTCCGTCTCCGCTAAGACTCGCTTTATATGAGCCAATGTCTACATATTCCAGTTCTTTACTGTTGACGAAATCCCAGAAGCACCACGGCAGATAAAATCCGGGATATTTAAATTTCGAAATTTCTTTTGAATAAAATCCTGGACCGCTTTTCTTGCGGATATAAAATTTAGGAATACGGGTAAACACATTTCCATAATCATCCGTTACCTGGCCAATTTCGCGATAAATCTGTGCTTTATCGAAGTCATTTTGAACAAATTGTCCGTCTGTCCCGACATTCGCTATTTTGCCGATCGCATCTCCTGTACGGGTTAGAGTAGGAGAGCTTCCTTTGTCCCAATAAATGCCATAAATATCACCCTTTCCGGATGAGATGGCTATTTGTTCGTCTGTGTATTTTTTGCTAAGAACATAAGAAACAGCATCCATTTAGATTCCCCTCCAAGTTGACCCATCCCACATATAAACGTTTGTTGTGTCGATCTCAAAAAATGTCGTTCCGACGATTAATCCCGTTGTCGGCTTGGTATCGGTAGACAGGCCGTACAACTCCATAGAAAACTTGTCCGCAATATTAACTATGGTCCCGTCCTCTTTAATCATCCTGCCGGTCTTTGCCGCATGTTTATTAATATCCACCATGTGATTCACTCCTTTTTAATCAAAATAAAAACACCTTCACAGGTGTTAACGTTTGATTAGGCTTTGTTTCCCTTCAGCGACTAAGATTGCGTCCACATCATCCTGGTAACGCTTGTACAAAGAAATGCCAAACACATACTCGTAATCCTGACTTCCGTCCATGATTTTCAGCGCGATATACATAGCCATCATTACATTCCTCCTGTTAAACTTGGGATAATATTAAACATCAAATCTTCTATGACCGCATCTTGTATATCTAATTTTTGTTTTAAGTCGTTGACCTGCTCTGATAATGGAGCTTGAAACACTGGTTCTGCTTCTGGAACACCAGGATCAGGATATGAATATTCAAGTGTTTTGGTTTCTGGATTGACCCTGTATCCAGAACACGATGCAAAGTCTTGGGCGAATTGTCCGTATGCCAGTTCAATTACATCAAAAGTTTCTCGATTCCGTTCGGATAAAACGGTGTATACTGCTATATCTTGGTCAACTGTTGTCGGAACAACTGCGCCCTGGCGCTCTCCTGTATCAAGCAGAACATTTCCGGTCGCTAAGTCATAATAAATTTTTCTGCCTACTTCCACACTATCACCCCCATACTTCCCATTCATAATTAATTCCACTCACATCAGCAGGCATAACGAAGCTGGTGTTATCTACATATGGGATGGAGTCTGTTTGGTATTTTTCGCCAGTCGTGTTATTCTGCACGGCTACTTTTAACTCAGATGATGTAGCATATCCCAGCAAATAGTTATAATCACCAATGACGTTATCGCCAAACTCTGACCATATAAGGTCGTAACCTTGCTGAATTTGCTGAGTTGTCTTTCTGTATCTAATGATTCTCGGTTTAAAGGCCAATCCGTTTACAGATATTTTATAAGCTACACTAGCGTGTGTTGTGCCACTTCCTGTATAAAAGTTACCACTACCCTTTGCTGAGCTAAAAGCAGTACCGGAAGCGTACAACATTCCGGATTGCTGCTCGCCACTAATAGACTGAATGCCAGATTCTAATTCGGCAAACGTGGCAATCACACCAGATTTTGAGACTGTTCCGCCTTTGTCGGTAATGGCCGCCTCCAATAAATTTTTCCCATCACCGACACCAGCAAAAAGCTCTTCTAATGCACCATCAAGTGTTTCAGATTCAAAATTTCCATTCGTATCTGTTAGTGTTATCATCGTGTCTGGATGCGTTTGTGGGTGCTCATATGGTTCTCCCCCGCTGCCGCTACTGCTTGACCAACCTATATTATTCATTCAAATCACCTCGCTACCAAAGCTCTATATGCTGACGTTGTAGCTATCGTTATTTCTGAAAATGGCTCAAAATTTCCATTGAATGATTCACCGGCTTTGATTGTAAATGTTAATGTGCCGATTGTGACAACTACATCCCCGGCGCCATCGTTTTTTAAAGCAAATCCGAAACATTGTTTAGTAAATGTTTTTGTCGCGTTGGCGCTCCCTGACCACGCATCATGGACAATCGAACCAAGCTGATACATGCTAGCCGCCCCATGCCGGCCGTTATTTGCTTGATAGTCATCAATGTCATCGTTCCAAACTTGCGGCGCTGCTTTCCCTTCGATATCCGTTTTAATTCGTTTGGTATTGTGAGGCATTTAATCACCGCCTTTAAAATTCAAATTCAACATCACCTAAAATGACGCCGCTAAATACCGCGACTCGATCTCCCGCAACTGGTGTATACCACTTCAGGTAAGGGTACGTTTTCTGTCCGATGGTTTCTTCTCCGTCGAACAACACTCTCGGCTTACCTGATGAATAAACAGGGTCTATGGTGCCATATTTTAAACCAACCGTAGCCTGTCCTTTGTTTTTCACTTCTTTTGCAAACTCTTTCTCATTCATCAACATAAAATCACCTAGATTTCTATGATTCTCTTCACCGTATGTTTCATTTTTCCACCTATATCGAAGGGGGTAGACCAGCTTTGCTCCATAAACTTTCCGTTGCTTAACAATCCATCAAACTCAACATTCAAAACGTTTCGGTACCCGTGAAATGGCATAAGTCCCGTTTCAAATATGACTTCTGAGAACACTTGTGATTGTTCAAATGCAATCCGTTCGACAAATAAATCTAGACTCATTTGGTCTTGTACGCTTTCAATGATAATCGGGTCAGCTACAATCGTTCTGCCCCTAGAAACTGTTGAAGTAGGAGATAAAGGATTGTTATTGGTATACCTTGAAACAAGTGGGTTTCTGTCTGGCAGGCTCCTGATAACGATGAATTTATTTGGAACCTTGTAATAATCAATAATTTCCTCATAGCCAGGTGAAACCACGCTTTTTCGGTCTGTCTTATATTCATAGTCATAATTCAACAAAATCGGATTGATATATTCCTTTGCAACACAATTCCCATACTCATCAGTATACAATTCTGTATAATTTCCTAGTCTTAAAATCTCATTTACGGCTTCCAGTTTCTTCTTACCTATATCAAACTCGATATCATCACCGACGAACATCGTTGTAACTTGTATATCGTGCCGCGTAATGCCAGATGACTCCAATATCTCAATAACTGCATCTCGGACCAACAAACCAGAAGGAATAAACCAACGTTCTTCAAATTTATCCTCTTGAAGAATGACGGTTGCATCATAGGCTTCGACTTCTCTTTCAAAATCATCGTCAACTTCTACCCTGGAAGGTGATGTTAAAAGAAACTCGCCTAAAGCAAACTCCATCCATCCGTTGACACCAATCATCTGCTTTTCCATATCTGCCGCAAACCTCGATGACAGGAATGCTTGACTGGCTGGCATCATCTTTCGTTGGTCAATAAAAAAACGGACAAACGGTCTAATCCTGTCCGATAGGTAATTGATATCATCGTCCTCTGTCATCGTGAAAGAGGCTGTTCGTTTAATTGCCACGCTCGCATCGAAATCCACGCTTCCATCTTTGATGTTTTTCAGGTCCTTTTTGTAAATGCCGTCTTTCGTGACAAGCTCAAATCGGAAATCAATGACTTGTTTTGCCCCGTGGAGCATATTGACTATTTCGGTATGGGTAAATCCTTCACGCGATAAATCAATCATTACGCTTCACTTCCTGTGACGGTTTCCACATAGTCAATCGCTTCTAAAAATAAATCAACTTCATACTCTCCGTTTGGCAGATCATTGACCGGGCATTCTTCTAATACACCGTATGCCAGCCTTCCCGAACCATCACGATAACAAATCGTATCAAATCGATTGTAAATGGCTTCAAGCGCTTCTTTTTCGCTTCTGTTTAGTTTTAAACTAAACTCAATGATATTGGTCTGCATTGTTCCAATCTTCTTCACAATTCCTTTTCTGCCCTTATATTCATGTGTTGCAGTTTTAATCTTCGGTGTACTTTTACGCTTGGTCACGCGCCTGAATTGTGTTACGGTACCTTCTGGATCACTTACTACATAGAGAAGTATTCCGCTGAATTCAATCGACGCTTCCGCTATTTCAGAATCCGTATAAGCCCCATTGCTTCCTGTAGAACGAACGAAATAACGATTGGGCACCACGTTTGTAGCCGCGTAATCATCAAATGAATAAGGTGCATTATATCCAATCAGTATCCATTCGTTATTAACGTACTTAAAAACATCATTTCTCGCCACCACAGGCTGTTTTCCAGTTGGCGCAGGGTTTGTATAGGAAACACGAATAAACCCACCTAGACTCTCTGTAGTAACTACAGAAGGAGGGGGGAAATTATAGTCAGTATCAAAAAACGTTTCCGCGTATTCTGTCCATAGACCGTCACTGGTTTTCACTCTTACTTGCAACTTAAAAGTGGAAAGGTTATCTAAATATTTATTAACAAAACACACAGTCGCCGTATCTTCCGCTTCTCCGCTTGTCCAGATGATGTTTTCTGATGTTGTCAGGACATTTACTTGATAATGCGTTTGAACATGCGAATGGTCCCACGACACCGTAGGAGAAGGCATTTCTACCACTGCCGGAGGCGCTAGAATCGTAGGAGCTGCAGGCGTATCCTTTGCGGTAAAAGTCACGATATCTGAGTAAGGGCCTTCCATATCCACACTGTTATAGGTCATAACCTGCCATTCAACCGTTCCTAACGGAAAAGTATCGGCTGGAGCATCCCAATATTGGCTCATTCCTGCGATTTCAACTGTATTCCAATCCACATTTCCTTGCGTTCTCCATTTAAGTGTAGCCCGACCCTGACGATTATTAACAGAGTTCTGAACGTGCTTCCATGATAAACGGTTTGGCAAACTTCTATCTATAACGGCAGTATCACTGACAAATAGATTAATAGGTTTGAGTGGAGCAACATGTTTAAATATAAAAAAGTTACCCGACTCTACCCAATCAGACTGGTTGTCAAACCACGATTTATCCCATTCGGCATAATGTTCCCCGTTTCGATCCGATACCCGTACTCTGATTTTAGCGCGGCTAGTTTCTGTTACATCGACGATGTCCGTCATATCAAAATTCAATTCAGTTTCTGCACCAAAAAAATGATGCTGTAACGGAATCCATGTGCTGCCATCAGGCGTATATTGAAACTCATATGCTAAATCAAGGTAGTGCCCTTCGTACACTTCATAGATTAATGCAGGAATAATTGGCGCCGTTTCTTGCGACTGCGGCAACAGCATAGGCTTCCATGAGCTACCTGTTTTTTCTGTAAATGCTGTATTTACATATAACCCTTGATACCCTTGCACCGAATACATGGTGTATTCAGTGGTTCTTAAATATATGTCGTCCCTTGCTGTCTTTAAAGTGATAGCAAACCATTCATTTCGGACTAGCATCTCATCATACGGTATGGAAATAGTACATACGGTGCCATTAACCTCGACGAAACCAGACTTAAAAAGCTCCCCTATGTTTGTGATGTTTATCCTATCGGAAAGATTTACTACACTACTGTTTCTGTACAATTTAAACTCTAAATCACTTGCGTTTAATGCTGTACCTAGTTTGCTCCCATCAACCTCAAACATAATGGTCTTGATTCTTCCGCGTGTCCAACCGTAGCCAGTTTCGTGTGGAATACTCAACTGACTTATGTTGTCAACTACGCCCCATTCCACGTTTGGTGTAACCTTGTTGGAAACTAATTGGTTAAAAGTACTATTGTTGTAAAAGCTCCGCAATAAACTAATAGTAGACGTTTGCCTAGAGTCGCTCCCTGGGTTTTCTGCATTAAAACTTCCAACTAACTCCCTACAATGCCTGTACCATTGATCCTGTCCCTTTAACCACCTGATTTTCAGAATAGGATTGAGATTTGTTATTTCTTGACCTGCGATTGGTTCTAATATTTGCGGCGGTAAAGGTTTTCCGGCTTTACCTGACCAAAAATCAACCTCTGTTGGATATGTCACGTTCTCACCTCCTATAACCTTCTCATCGTTTGCCGTAAATTCCCGAAAAAGTCAGCAGCATGATTTAATTCTTTTAAGTTTCTAGTTTCTAACACAACCGCGCCGGGCTGAACAATGATTGTATCACCTACTGTGGAAGCGTTATAGTTTGAGATTCCGTCGACTCCCGCAATAACAGGTGAAATCTGTGCGGATAACTTATCCATTAAGCCACCCTGCATCCATGAAGCGATGTTCCCGGCACTTTGAACGAATCCTGATTTGTTTTTATCAACTCCGTCATCGAACCCTTCGTATAAACTACCCACAATCCGATCCCGCATCCATTTAGATGGAGAATTGATTTTAAAAGCTCCTTCGATTTTTTCTTTGATGCCATTAGCAATTTCACCAGCTTTCGCCATCACGCTTCCAACCATCGATGTTAAACCACTGATTAACCCGGAAATAATATCTTTTCCCCATTGCAATGCGTTTTTTGCAACGCCTTTTATTTTCTTTTCAATCGGGTCAATGACACTTTCCTTAATTGCGGTGCCTAATTTAGATATCATGCTTTCAATACCGTCAATTAGCGCAATAATTAATTTTGCGCCAGCTTCTAAGATTTTCGGCATGTTATTGATAATCTCTTTTTGAATGCTTATGACTAAATCGAGCGCACATTTGATTAAATCAGGTAAAATCTTGATAATACCCTCAATCAATGCCGTTAAAATCTTAATACCAGCGTCGATTATTTTCGGTAAGTTCTGAGCTACAACATCGACAATTTTAATAATTAAATCAACAATTGTATCAATCAGGTCAGGCAATACATCTATAATACCCTCAATCAGCGCCAATAATATCTCTATCCCGGCATCGATTATCTTGGGAAGGTTATCAACAAGAACTGTCACAATTTCCTCAATTAACAAAATAGCTGCGTCAATTAAGTCCGGCAGTATCTCAATAATTCCATCTACCAGAGCTAGAACAATATCAATACCAGACTGTATAATCGTTGGTAAATTGTCAGCAATTGCTTTGATAATGGTTTGAATCAACTGAATCGCTGTATTAATCAACTGCGGCAATATCTGAACAATCCCATTAATCAGTGTCATGACAATCTGTATCCCGGCTTGTAAAATCATCGGTACATTTGTTGCAATAATTTGAATTAGAGATTGGATTAATTGTAAGCCCGTCTGCAATAAAACAGGTAATACAGTCATGATTCCCTGTATAAGCGCCATAATGATTTGAATGCCTGCTTGTAAAAGAACCGGAAGCATCTGTGTAATAATCGGAACTATCATTGTGATAATATTCGTCAACGCCTGAACGATAATAGGTAAAGCCGTCACTAAACCTTGAACGAGGCTATTAATTATGCTGACACCTTGCTGTATAAAAACAGGTAATTGAGTTGTTAGGAATGTTGTAATAGCTGTTACGATGTTTGAAATGGTTGCCGATAATTGACCGGCATTGCTTGTTATTCCCTGTGCGATAGCAGGAATAAACCGGGAAGCTGAAATGATTAGCCCTGGAATGCCTCCAACTAACATCGCTATAATACTAGGTAATATTTGAGCAAAAATCGCTGTAATTTGAGAAAAATCACCGCTGAATGCCGCAATAATAGCACTTTTTAACGTGTTAAACTTTTGAACAAGCGAGTCAATCACAGGTTGTAACATTCCAAATAGTTCCTGTGCCTTTGCCTTAATCGCATCCCAAGCACCAATGACAGCATTTCTAAAACCTTCGTTCGTTTTCCAAAAATACACAATCGCTCCGACAGCCACCCCGATAGCAGCAGCGACTAGCCAAACGGTTCCACTTATTGCTGCCAATCCAGTGATAAGTGGCATAATCATCGGAGCCATAACTGCCCACGCCGCCATAAATGAATTGACCATCGTTGCTCCGACTGCTAAAGGAGATAATAGCAAGGTTAAAGCAGGAACCAACATCATGATCCCTTGAAGCACTTTAGCCAATACTGGATGCGCTTCGTTAAATTTAATCGCCATTTGCGCTATTGCTCCAATAAAATTAAATATAGGAGTCATAACGGCTGTGAAGACCTCAACCATCGGCTGAAACGCTTGTTTTACGCTCGTTGCCATGTTCTCAAAAGCTGTTTTATAAGCGCTACTAGCACCCATCGCCGCCTTATGCAAAGCCCCATATACAAGCGCGCTTGTTGCTACTGATGCCAATGCTACAGCTTGAAACCTTGCTTGACCTGCTGTAATTTTATTAATTTCGTCCTGCAATTCTTTCATGCTGGCATTTGGTCCCAATTGTTTTAAAGCTAATACCGTAGCGTTCCCGGCGTGTGCCATCCTTTCCAAAGCTCCCGTAACAGCTAAAGCGCCATTATTAACCATTCGTAATGGGTTTCCCATTCTTGTATATCCTTCTGCAATCTTGCTCGATTGAGTGGACATATTCATCATAGCCCCGGCTGTTTGAATCAGCGACACTCTCATGCTTGTATCTGCATTAAGCATGGCATCAGAAGTCTTTTTGTATTCAGATCCTAACTGTTTAACCTGATTCATAAAATCCTGCGTTGTGCCTGTATAATTCCCCATCCGCCCGGCTAATTGGTACATGTTCCTTTCAGTTTCTAGCAGATTCTTCCGAAACGGCATCATAGCTTTAGCGTTGGCCAACTTCATTTCGTTGCCCATATGCTTAATTTCGCGCTGTAAAGCACGCAATTCCTGATTGACGTTCCCTCTATCTAACCGCGTGTCTATGGTGATGTTCCCATCTGCCATTTATATCACCTGCCTTTCTTAAAGGTGTTGGCTAAAGAATCAAACGTTTTATTTATCTTTTCTTGTGCCCGTTCCTCGTTCTCAGGCTGTTCAAGCGAATAAATCCGTTTCATTTCAGCGATCTGTTTCCGGTATTCCTCATTGCCTTTTCCCATCTTAGGAATTGGCATTTTACGAATACCCATAACTTCTTTGATTTTTGCCTTGTCATCCATGTGCTGGAACAACTGCAAAAACTTCTTCCAGTGCAATTTACCATGCTGTTCAAACAAATCCATGTGATAACAATGCAAAAAAGACGCGTATATCATGCCTGCGTCCTGGTTAAAGTCGAATATTTTTTTGTTTTCCTGTTCGCTTTTCTCTTCTAAATCCATATCCAGATATTCACGGAAGATAAAAAGCAAAAGAGCATTCTTCTCACGTATGTTCACGCATCTAATCGGATCATAGTCAGGAATAAGCATCTGTAAAGCAATTTCAATCTTTTCATGGGCATTGAACAGTTCATCGTTGAACAAATCAAATATCCTGAGTACGTTGTCAAATGATAAGTTTAAATGAACGGTGTTTCCTTCATACTTAAACGAATCATTGAACGTATCCGTTAGCAGGAAGCTCATTTCTTGTTCAGATACTTATTCAAAGCATCGTTTTTCACATCTTCGAATTGGTCACTGAAAATATCAGCGATAAATAGGAGAAGTTTCATGTAGTTTCGTGTGGATTTTCCGGATTTCTCATACAGTTCAGCAAAGGTGCCTTCACCAAGAATAACCTCAGTTACTTCTTTCATAGCTTCCAATGTTTTGTTATATAGTTCAAGCTGTTCATCAGCTGACATTTTTTCTACATCAGTTTGTGATAGTTGTTGAGATTCAACATAATATTTTTGGAATGATTTCTGATATTCTCTTACTTTATCATCGGACATATCCACTTTATAAATTACCCCGGCAATCTCTACCTCTTGGAACGATTGGTCAAATGTAAATTGTTTCATATTCATCCTCCTAATTATTGATCAAAATAAGAGCCGCAAAAAAGCGACTCCTGTTTATTATGATGCTGGCGGCGTATATGCCGGCTTGCCTGCGAAGTGGATTTCGAAGGTGAACTCGCCCTTATTACCCGCATCCCCAGAAGGACCTGAAATGTTAGCAATGGTACAATCGCCCGCGAATTTTCCGCCGTCCGGTTCCGTCCATTCGAAATTCGTTCTGCGTCCTGTACCGATTTCTAACGCTTTACTAAAGATAAAATCCTGTGCGACATCTCCATAATTTCTGTGTCCAGTAAAGGACAGTGTTGTTTGAGCGCCGATTACATCCGTTTCCGCATAACCAGCCCCATCCATATATTTATCCTGTGAAGTTTCCTCATTGTTGGAAATCTCAACATTTGTAATCCCAACAGCAAGAGCAGCCATCGTTCCTGGCTCCGTTCCCGGCGTGGTATTAATTTTAAACTGATGACTATTCATTAATTCAAAAGCCATTCATCTCACTCCTTATATACTTAATTCTGCTGTGAAAATTGCGGTGTATATATAGCAAAGTTTGCCGTCCTGCTCAACAAAGTTAGGCAGTGTAGAGCATTCACATTTCACAAAAATAAAACTGCCGTCATTGCTCACAATCGAGCCTTTAAGCAGTCCATCCAAAGCCGTAAAAATGGCTTGTATCGTGTTATAAGCCTTAATGTTGCTTATGTCCTTCACCAGCACTTGAAAGCTAAAATTGAGCGTTTTCCCGTCCACATATCGGCTATTCACAGCAGAAGGTGTTTGCCGGATAGCGATAGAGCTTGAATTGGCACTCAATAATGGTGTATCTATTGGAGCATTTAGAGCAACATTAGCAGTTAAATAGTCTTTTACTCTAGCTAGAAAATCCAATAAGCATCACCCCTTTCAGGGCATAATAAAAAGCCATCCATTAGGATGACTTATTCCAGTATTTCAGTTCAGCTTCTTTTCTAGCTTTAGTCGCTTCTTCTAATGTTTCGAAATAGCCTAAGCTAATATCTTTACCGTTGACCCCGATCACAGCTTGATACCTTTTCGTTTTCATTTGTTTATGCAGATGAACACCTCTTACACCAGTCACGCTATGTGTTTGAGACCTTTTATTTCTTGCTTGTTGGACACTATCAGCCCATCTGCAATTTGAAGGTTCGTAATTTCCGTTTACGTCTATTCTATCTAAAGAATATTTCAAAGAAGGTCTTTTACCTATATCTTTTAAGAAGTTTTCGAAGCTGTTTTCCCATCTATCGCAAACTTTTATTCCTCTCGCGCCATAATCCTTATATTTTTTGTCGTTAGGATTATTACAACGGCCTTTCATGTGACACCACGAGCGATATTCAGGCGAATCGCTAATTCCTTTGCTATGACCGTGTTTTGTGTTCGCATCATCACGCAAACAACCACAACTCCTGGTGTGACCTGATTTAAGCTTACTGTAAGCGACAATTGTTTCCTTTCCACAATCGCACTTGCATAACCAATGACGACCATTTTGCCTAGAACTATCAAACTTAATAACTGTTATCCTTCCAAACTTATGACCGGTAATATCCGCAGGTTTACCCATAATAAATACACCTTCCTGTAAGTGTTTTTCCTGAGTTAATTCGTGAGAAAAGAGTCAGGAAACTCTCTTTCGGATTGGGTAGCTAATCCAATCCTATCCCACACTTATATTATACCATTTTTTACCCGTTATCATAAGCGTTTTGTGCCATCCTTGCCCAATCAACTCCGTGTGCAGCTTTCGCCCTCTCGAACCATAAACCTCCGGCTAGAGGGTTATGGTCTTTTGAAAAGTTATATTGCGGATTATAGTACAATCGTCTCGCGTATGGCGTTTCCCAAATAAGAGAACCCGTTCCCGGTTTACTATGTTCAATACTGCTCGCAATCAGATAATGTTCTCTCCACGGCGCATAATTATTGCTATCCTTCAAAACTTGTTCGTCCAGTACAAACTGAGCCTTGTCCAATCGGCTATCAATCTTCGACTGAATTTCGCTTTCGTTAATGTTGATATTTACATTAAGAGAAATCATTTAAATCATCTCCAATTCGTAATGATGGAGACTAAGCCCGTAAATTGGTTTTACTTTCTCAATTGTCATTGTTTTTCCTTCAAATGTTACTTTTGCTTTTTCTTTAAATTCAAAAGGTGCGCTTGACGATGAATTAACAACGTCATAAAAAAGAAGGGCCGTCCATATTAATTGCTCTGCATAATAATCTCTCGAAATATTAGGCTTTGATTTATTTGAAGCTGTTTGTATCCTGACATTAGACAGCGTTACAGGAGTTTTAAAGCTGCCCTCTGTTTCAAATCCATCGCCTTGAACAAATTCCTCGTAATTTACCGTGTGAATGAGTAAGGTGCGTGGAATTGGCTTAATGTTCATAGCACACTCAACCCGCTATATAAAAGCCCCACACTTCTCAAATGGCTGATAGCCGCCGGCGATACAATCTCATTCCCTGCGCCGCCTTGATAGCTGAAATTCCCGACGGAAACGGAAGCCGGGGAACCGCCATGTATAGACGTTTCCCCGCCGTTCTGCAGCATATATTCAATCTGAGCACATACAGCTTTTTTCACATTTTCCTGCACGATGGAATGAAATTTTGTTAAATTATCACCGTGGATCGCATATTTAGTTAATTGATTAATCAAATCGGCTGCCCTTGACCCTAAACGTGCGAATAAGTCCGCATCCTCGATAGGAACGCCATTATATGTGTCATGATAATAAGCTGAATCGACATACATGGTTATTCACCTTTTTTCAGCTTGGCGTTTTCGGCTTTCAATTTTTTGTTTTCAGTCTTTAATTCCTCGATTTCCTCAATTGCCTTATTGTATTCGGCTACGGGAATACTCCTGCCGCCTGTAGCGTGTTTAATGACTTCCCCATCGTTTGAAATTTGGTCATATCCTTGTTGCAAAAATGACTGAAGCCGACTTTCATCTACATTCAGAATACGATTTCCCTTGCGTATTTTTACTACATTACTCATGTCCATTACCTCCTGAAAAATAAAAAAGAACGCGAGCCTAAGCCCTCATTCTTTTTGGATTTATTAATTTTTTTCCTCTGATACCTTTTATATATCGGTTTCTTAAGGTACTGATTGCTAAACCTGAAATTTCTGCCCACTCTGTTAACGTCTTTGTTTCTCCGTCGATAGTTACTTTTACGTTACTTCGACGGTTCCGAGATTGCTCCGTCTTGGTGGACCATTTGCAGTTAGAAGGATCATAATTACCATTGTTATCGATTCTATCAATTGTTAAGTTATCGGAATATCCGTTATGGATTGCCCATCCATAGAACGGGATAAATTCTAACCATTCTTCACAAACCGTTATTCCGCGACCACCATAATCTTTATAGGTTGGTTCGTTTGGATTAAAACATCTGTTTTTAATCCCACTCCATATAGAGAATAACCTTGTGTCGCTTTTTCTATGCGTTGAAAACCTATTAGATGTAGTCTCTTTATGAAAGCATCCGCAACTTATTATTTTAAGACTTTTTAAATGGTCACCTCTAACAAGTTTTTCATTTCCACACTCACAAAGACATTTCCAGTACGCTTTACCACCGGAAAAATGTGAATACTCAATTACGATTAATCTGCCGAAGTGTTTTCCTTCTAGGTTAATTCTTTTGGTCATATCGATAACCTCCCAAGTTATCCCCGTGTATGAAGTATGGACAGGGAAGTGGGTGCTTCCTTTTCGCCCCGTCGAGCTAGTCCATGTCTATATTATACCACCGATATCTAAGCGTTACACCGCTGTATTGATGCAAATGCCAGGAACTTTTTTGGCAATTACAAATAAATCGAAATATTTACGTTCGTAGTATAAGTACTTCCCGCCAGTTGCGGCAGAAGGTTGATCTAGTGAAACGAATTCATATTTTTGCGGCGTGATTACTGTTAATGGATGGATTAAAATCATATTGATTTGTTTGGCCGCTACATCCGGTACCGCACCATCGGTGAAGTTATATGCTGTTTTCATGCGAGACGATGGAACGACTTTAATTGTCACATCATCCAATGAGTAAATACTTCGTTTTACATTTCCGGCATTACTTCCAGCAACATCCAATTGACGTTGAATACCTTGAGCTCTTTTCAGCAGCGTGTTAACTTGTGGTGTTACATAAAGGATGCGCCCTTGTTGGGGGACCTCTGCATCATCCATTTGTTCCATAAAATCATCAAAAATCTCTAACACGTTATCGACCGTTATTGCAGTTGTGTCAACGGTTCCTCCTGCAGCTGTATATTCAGCAACTAATTTTGACGCAGCGTATTTATCAAGCTCGGGGATCTTCTGTTCATCGTTAAACACACGTGTGATATTGGCAATCGTTAAGGCTAAATTGGTTTCATCAACATCCATAGGGTCAACTAATGTTTTAAATTCACGGTCATGTTCAATTGTTTTTGGCTCGAAATCATTATCAGTCCGGCGAGTAAAAGAACCAACGACATCACGATCTACATCAACAAATCCACCAACTGTAATGCGGGGGATTTGAATCGTTTTAGCGCTTGTCCATTTGATATTTACGTTATTAGCAGTGTTATAAAGATCGACGAATGATAACCCTGCGGAAAATTTTTGTTGTAAAGCTTGTTGGTACATTTCTGCATAGTTTACTGTTGGCATGAAAAATCATCTCCTAATTAAAATTTAAATGCGTTCAACCATTTGTCCGTTTCGGATTGTGGTTGTTTCGTGTGTTGCCCAGTTGAAAAAGAAGGTTTCTTCTCATCAATAAGTGGTTCTTTTACTGCTTTAAAGTGCGGATATTTTTCAAGCACTTTTTGGATGGCTTGGTCCATATCCACTTCCTCTGAAACTAGGTTTCTAGCAAGTGTAACGACATCCTCAACGCTATCACCGTTAACGCCAGCTTTTACCGCGGACAACTGTGCTTTTAGAGTTTCGTTTTCGCTACTTGTTTTACTGTAATTCTCTTCTAGTTGTTTGAGTTGCTCAGCTTGCTTCTGGGCTTCGGTCTTTTGACTTTCCTGCCATTCTTTGAACTTAGCAAGACCTTCACGGGCATTGTTAAAATCTTCAACGCCTAGCTGTTTCAGAAGCTTTTCCTGAGCTTTCTTCGCTTCTTTAGCAGCAATATTGTTTAACTCTTCTTGAGTGAATGTCTTTGGTGGATCCTGCGGTGGATCAGCAGGTGGATTATCTCCAGGATTATTTCCTCCTGGTGGGTCGGCAGGCGGATCGCTCGGCGCTGGATCCCCTTCGCCAGCATGATATTGTAAATCTAGTGGTAATAAGAATCTTGTTCCTCCAACTTTTGAAGCTAGTTGGTTAGCTGTTTTATTAGTAAATTTCATGATTTTAGACCTCCCACAATGGGTATTTTCTCCTTTCGTTTCTTTAACGTCTTGCCGAATAAAAGACAATAAAAAAAGCACCTCATTGAGTTGCTTACTTTACTTCAATACATTTATTTTCCCATTTCTTATAAGCATCAAAATAGATTTTTTGCTTATCTCCGTTAAGAGTTAGTTCGTAATACATACCATCAAACAAATTAGTGCTTAACAACGCTTTGTTATTTTGTAAAGTTTTACAACTCCAAACAACAAAAACATCATCTGCGCCAATTGATTTGTTATCGCTTTTGTCCAAATGGCTGTTAGCATAATCAACTACAATATCTTTACAACTTTTTATAAACTCTTGACTCCCCATTTTATCACTCCTATATTTTAAAATTAAAAAAGACTAACCAAAATAGGCAGTCTTTTGTGGTCTTTTCAACTCATTCAATTCTTTTTCAAGCTGGATCATGTGCATCGTCATGCTTTGGATGTATTTTTCTTGTTCTTCGACTTGTTTTTTGAGTTTGTTAAATTCTTTTTTAGTGATAAACATCTAATCACCTACTTTGCATGGGTTCCTTCCACTCCGCGCTTCTCTCTGCCCGTTGTGCGCTTTCTAAGCCACAATAAAGCTTCTTCCAGTTTGGTTATAGCCATTGAATTTTCTCTGCAACGATATTCAGATTGATTAAAGTGCTCTAATCGACAGATAACCATAGCGATTAAATCTTCGTTACATACGCCGTTTACGCCATTTTCTTTTATGGGTCCTTCTTGAAAATGAATTCTTTGTATTGCTACTGGAAGTTGCCCTTGCCCATCTAATCTGTCCTTATCAGTTACAACATCAAAAGTGTGTGGTGCATTAAAGTTAAATTCTTCTTCGTGATAGACCTTTGTATATTTTTCTGTTAAAAGGTCGTGCTCTAATCTTTTCATTTTCACAGTTTATTCCTCCTAGTGAATTTGTTCGCGCTCTCTGAAGCGCGTTAGATTTGTATCAGAAATAAATTGACGCATATTTGCTTGTTTATCTCTTACCTTTTTCTTAGCTAGTTCAACGCCTTCTTTATCTCCCATCGCTTCCATGAACGATAATTCACGCTTAGCTTTACGAATATCGCGTTCGAGTTTCCTTTGGGCTTGTGTATCCTCATATCGCTTTTTATTTTTCTCATAATCGTATTGTTCATATCGCTTAGTACTCATGCCCTCAATGTAATTATAGAAAATATGACGGCAATTGATGCCTTTCAAGCCTGCTGGTTCACCGTAACTTGTACTGCTTAACGGCGGATATTTCGGATGTTTGCCACTGATGGAATATATCTTAGCTTGATATGGATAACAGCCGGGGCGGGCTCCCATATGGCTTGATACCTCGATTAAATCAGCGCCGTATTCCTTCGCCCGTTCCAGTTGCATGTCATTCGCGACATTGTTCACTGTGGATCGCATAACAACATTCAGATAGGCTTCGGTGCTCCATTGTTTTCCAGCCTTATCAATAAGAGTCGGCACACCTTTATTTGCCCACTTCCTAGCCGTCTCTCTGAGCGCCTGAAATGGGGTTGTAACGCCCGCAAGCACCTTCCCGGTAGTTTGATTTACAATATCAAGAAAGACCTGCTGTGCCTGATTTAAAAGCGTGGTATTGACCATGTTAAACAGGTCTAAGGCTTGGGCCTGATAAGCTAATAAAACGGCTTCTAAGGCACTGGCTTGAATAGAAGGCGGTTGAACCAATAACCCTAATTGCACAGCTTCCTGCAGCGTTCCTTCAAACTCATTAACTGTTGAATATCCGGCTGTTCGCAATGCTTTCGTAACCTCATCCACAGCCATTCCCGAATGTTTCGCAATGGTGATGATATTTTCTTGTGTGAGACTTCCGAGCTTGCTTAATTGTTCGGTTTGCCAGGACAAAATATCATCCTCTGTAAGCAGGTTTTTATGCTTTCGCAACCTTTTCGCAATGTTAAGGAGCAGCTGCTCTTCAATAGCGAGAAATACATCAACCGTAGACATGCTGATTTGCTGTTGTTTCAACGGATCCATTATTCTTCGACCGCTTCATATGTTTTTTTAAAGATATCCGGCTTACATGGGTAAAACTCGCCGTTTACCCCTTTTATGATGTAATCGCCTTTGCTTGCTTCCATTCCACCTTCAAGCGTCCCTATATAATTCTTGTCATCTACTGAATACCAACAATGTCCATGTCCTTGGGGATGCACCCCGCAAAACTCTCGTATTTCAGAATAGTTCTGCCCTGTCCACTGAATAGCATCAATCACAACAGGTCTTTTACGAAATTTAGCCATTATTCATTCCCTCCTTGATTGTTTTACTTATTCACCCCAAAGAAATCAACACTTTCAGCCAATGCCGTTGCCTGTTCCTCTCGAATTTCCCGCAGCGTCAATTCCGCCTCTTCCTCGGTAAAACCATGAACCCTCATGATCGCTTTCTTTTTAGTGGTTAATCCATTGGACACCAGTTGGATTTGTTTGGTGATTTCAGCCCCTTGATCCTCAGCTATCGAATCATCGAAAGTGACGGTAACCTTCCATTCGTCCGCAGGTCTATCGAAAACTCCATACAGTTCTGCTAACTGAACAATAACTTCGATTAACTCAGTAATTCCGGCTTCAATCACATTTTCATGGCTTTGTTTGGTTCGGAATGTTTTGCTATTCTCCGAAACGACTTCTGTTGCCGTTTTGACGCTTTTTCCATCAAATGAAAAAGAACCGGATGAAAACCCGGTCTGCATAGATAAAAGGTTAAGCATGGCGTTGATTGCGGCAATATGTTCCTCTACCCTTAATTCAACGGAAATATCTTTAATTGCGTCTGAGTCCATTTCAAAATTCATTGCCTCATACACTTCGTCGTCAGCATCGAAATAACGAGTCAGCTGTCCCGTCATCGGATCCACAACGGTTCTAACAGCGCTTTGTGGGACAAGAATTCTTTTCTTACCAAGAGCAAATTCCCTTTGGAAACTATCAAAAGCAATATCGATTGTTTTTAGTGTGTCCAGGGAATTGGCGAACAACGGAATACCCAGCGGACTAGACATGTCGATATTATTGGCTAAGTTCGGCTTGAAATACACAAAACTAGCGCGCTTAAATCCTTCAATTCTTACTTCTTCTTCAACGTCCGGGAACAGGGTAGATAAAGGTACTTTCACCCCTAAATCAGCATCGTTTTGACTTTCGTACAATTCGTTCTTAATGACATAGGTTTTGTTTTCCCATATGTGAAATTCCAAGTGAGTATATCGTTTGTCCCTTTTTCGAATTTGATTGAGGAACACACTTTCGTTAATCCCCTTGTTATCCCAAGACATCGGCACAAAACAATCAGCTGTAACAAAAGAAAGTTTAATTTTATCAGCATCAAAATATGGTTTGACCACCATGCCGCCAAGGGCAAATTGAAACTCTAAATAATCTTGAAATTTCTTTGTGAAATGATTGTCATCTAAAACACTTTCGATGTTGCCTGACAATCCTTCATCAGAAATATTGATCTCGCATCGTTCGTTAAAAATGATGGTTGCCATTTCTTGAGACAACACTTTTGGCATGTTTAACGTAGCCCTGCGGCGTTTTTTCTGCCCGTTGATGGTCATGTATTTGACATCGTGGAATTCGCTAAAATAGCCTTGATAGATGGCTTTCCATTGGTCAATCAGTTGATAAAATTGGTCATCTACTGGAATACTTTTGATATCAGAAAGTGCCTTAATATTTTTGATTAATCCCATTTTCTCACCTACTTTCCTGAAAAAACTTTTTATGGTTTCGAACATGTTTTCACCGCCTTATTTTACATAGCGTCTATAAAAATAATTGTTAGAATAGCGACATTCGTCAAGACTATGATTGTAAGCGTCAATTGGCTTTCCATTGTCCTCACGAACGTACATACCAAGTTCTTTTAAAAAGTCATAATGGTCATATTCATCTGTTTCAACAATAAAAAACTGTTCATTTGTAATTGAGTTTTGAAGTCGCTCGATACCTACTTCAATCCCCTTTGAACTACCCTTAATATCATGAGCATTGTTGTCGGCGCCTTTTGTTTGAATTGCTAATAGGTGCAGTTCCTCGCGCAAACTTTTACAGGCTGGATCAACAAACACTTCTGTATAACGCATTTCAAACTTGTTTACACACCATTGAATAAACTGCTTTATTTCCTTTGCATAAACAGACATTGCTTTTGTTTGACCTGTATCTGCTCCGCTATGATAGTAATTTGCTACCCGCAACAATCGAAATTTCCCCTCAAACTGAACAACAATATTACAACTGCACGATGTAGCATCGCTCTGCCCGCCATCGGCAACAAAGAACATTTCAAATCTTTTCCCTATAACAGAAGACAAAACGTTCTTTTTCATATCAAACATGCTATAGATAACACCTTGTGGCATTACCCTTTTTCCATACCAGTCACGTTGTAAAAGATATGGATTCTTTTTTAGCACGTTGTATATTTCCTGTTTACGCTTATCATCTAGTATCGGATTGTCGTTTGGAGTCCAATGCAACCAATCAGTATCTTGTACCTCAAACACTTCTTTAATCACCGGATGATGAGGAGCTGGTGGGTTTAAATCTGCTAAGTGAAAGCGATCCCTTGCAGCAAAAGTACGGCGAAAACATTCTTGAATCATATCCATGTGAAGCAAATTAATTTCACAAAATACTACAGAACCAAGCGACATACCTGTAATAGCACCTACACTATTTGACTTCCCCCCACCTTTGAAGTAAATCTTTTTAACTCCATTGGCAGTATAGATTTCTAAGTGTGCCCCGTGCTTATCTTGTTTTTCTTCGTAATAACCATCAAAAATATGTTTAAGCCCTGTTCCGTCACCATCAATGAACAACCGATAAGCTTGCTCTTGGTTATAAGCAACTATTAAATGGTTTGTGTCTCTGCATCGATTTAGATAGTTTGCATACCGAAAATGCCCGCCTGTCGTCTTTCCACTTCTGGGGGTACCTTCCAGTACCTCAAATGTATGTTCAAATGGTTTATATGCGGTATAAAGTTGCTTAGGCGACAAATTAACTTCCTTCGCCATTTACGCCGCCACCTTTTTTAAACTTTTCAAAAACTCCTTCTGTAGCAAGCTTTTCGAATTGTTTTTGACCATCAATAAGAGCTTGAAGCATAGATGTATCTTTCTTATCTCCCCTAAGTTTAGAAGCACGCATTTGAGCAAACTCAGTTTCCGCTTTGAGTTTCTCGGATTGTAATTTTTGCAACTCTCTATCACTAAGTAAATCTGTATATTTAGAAAGAAACTCCAAAGCTTTCATCTTATCTGCAAGTTTGATAGAAACACCATCTTTACCTTTCTTAACTTCGGTTATGATTGTTCCATCAACATCAGAAGAATTCTTAAATCCAACATGATTAATCGACACTTTCTCTTTTTCTCCTGTTATCTCGTTGAAAACTTCAATCTCTTTTTGTCCAAACTCAACAAAATCAGTTATATCAGCAAAGGCTATCTTTACCCATTTTTGAAGAACATCCATAGCATCAATGAATAAATCGCTAGTCATCTTTCCTTTAATGCGTTTGATTTCAGCCGCAACCTTACTATTTCTTACTAACTCACTTCCGGTTACATGTGCTCTTTCTGGGGAATAACCAGCCTTAATTGCAGCCATTGTTTGATTGAAGCTTTTAACATAATAAAGGCAAAAAAGCCTTTGTTTATCAGTGAGTTCGTCATTTTCGATATTAGTCTCCTTGTCCTCATTTTTCGGCGGAGACTTATCGCGTTTTTGTGTTGCAACAGTCTTTTTTCGTTGCGTTGCATGGTTGCGGTGCCATTTCTCCCTATTTTTCCTACTTCTGATCGTAGAGTCTTTAATGTTATATTTCTCAGCTAATTCTTTAAAACTAACGTCTGATGTTTCCCATTCTTTTCTTATCTCATCCCAATTAGGCATATCACATCACCTGCCCACCTCCGATATTTTTTTAGGAAAAAATAAAAAGCATCCCGGAAGGATGCATGGTAATTGCTGAATATTTATTTGAATTTATCGCATTCTAAGTGAAGAAGGGAGGCGTTAGAATGAACAGTGTTAAGGTCCGCGCATGGTCCATAAATTTGTTGTTCATTTCTTTAACTTTTATTAGTATTAACAGAGGGGATTAATTCCCCCTCGCCTTCTCCCTTTCTTCTTTTTTATTATGCTCTATTTTAAATTATTTATTATTTAATTGACTAATTAAGTGCCAAATAAAACATTCCCTTTCATATTCATTTTTCTCTCTAAACAAGAACCGTACTCCAAACAAGGTTGCGACCCTACCATCTAAACAGATTCATTTCGAAGGCTTACCGGTTCCTGTTTACAAAGAAAAAAGGCAGCGCTCCCCAGCACCGCCGTTTCCACTGAAATTGAAATAACCACAGTTCCCTATTACGGCGCCTGTTTCCGCAATCGCCTGTAAAATAATTATAAAGAAAATAAAAGAAGAAGAATAATAAACACCTTTCACGCCGTTTGCGACATTTGCGACACTTTAATCAATTTGTCTACAATGCTATCTTTAATCCGGCGAATATGTGTTTCTGATAATCCCATATGTCTTGCTATCCATCGATACCCTTTCCCGTCCAGTATCCAATTTAAGACCTCGTATTCTCTTTCATCCGTAATCACATGAATCCGACTCTGAATTTCCATCACCTTTTTTTCATATTTTTTTACGCTTGTCCAATATTTATTTCTTCTCACCACTTCACTTAGGACTGGATCGCTTGTGGTTCCCTGTGCCTTGGGTAAAGATGCTTCAATTCCATATTGCGCCGTTAATCTGCTATTTGGTTCATGCAATGTCTCTCTTGAAATTTTTATGGTGTTAATCATCCAATGATAATTTTTTAGGAAATTTTCAATCTCTTGTTTATTCACTTCCACGCACCGCCCTTTCCTCTGTGTAAAATGGGTTTGTCTGACTTCATGAGACTCCTTATATCAGATTCCGTTAAAACCTCTGATTTGCGCTTTGTATGCTTCTGACGCGATTTACTTTTCTTAGGTGCTAACTCTGGATGCTGTTTGGTTAAATCCTTTAATTGGTCTCTCATTGTTGGATTCATCTCCTCAGCTCCTTATGCATATAAAAAGACGCCGAATAAGGACATATTGCTGTCCAAATTCAGCGCCAATCTGTTTACAGGTATGGCTTATTCAATTGTTATCCGAACTGTGTATTACCATTTCTTGAAAAAATCATCATCAAATTCTTTCTCGATTTTTCTTTTTGTTCGACCAAAAATCATACCGACAACACCAAACCAAATGATGTAAATTGCCACTGCAATGATCTCTGGTAAAAGTACAAGCCACCAACTCCAACTTATTACTCCAAACAATTTACAAATAACGAAAATTATCGTTAAAACTTCTAAAATACCCATTAATATCTCTCCTTTTGTTTAATTCGCATTTTCATTCACTTAAGCAATCCCCTGGCTCTTCCACCGCAAATCCTCAGCTGCCATCGCAATAAATTCACTGTTTGTCGGCCTACTTGGCGAAAATGGATTATGAAACCAAGCTGATTGAATTGCATACCGGATAGCTCGTTCCACCCTGCTCCATTCAGTTTCATATTTTTCTGCAATGGTTGGATAAAGCTCTTTTGTGATAGCATTCAAATAACCTTCATTTTCATACACCAACTTAATCGCTTCCCTTAGATACCGATATCCTCGTATGCTCGGCTTCATTTCATATTCGTGCAGCATTTGACTGATTCTTTTATCCAGTGTCATTTCCATTACTCACACCGCCCCTTCTCTAAATGCGTTATTAACCAAATTAGAAAGATGATTTATCGCAGACTCTGATTCTGCTGATTTTTGATTCAACACCTCAAAATAAGTAATAGACTCTGTTTTTATCTCTACAACATGCCCTTGGTCCCTGACAATGCCAATCCAACCCAAATTCCTAATAGCTGTTCCAACTAGAGCGACAGCTTCACCAAAGTTTTCAAACTCCTTTGTTTCGCTTACTACTCTATTTCCGACTATGTGATAACGTATAAAGAACTTTTCCACTTGTCACACCGCCCTATTTGTTTTCGTCTCAATCCGTTTCGCTTTGCCATCATGCATCACAATCACTACTTCGCCGTATGCCGGCAATTCATGTTCTATTAATCTGCCATCCTTCACGACATAAACGATATTATTTTGCATAAGATTTATTTCAGCCGTCATTTTTTCTGTATCTATAGTCATGTAGAATCACCCCGTGTATAATGGTTGTATCGAATATTTACCAATGGTCGGGATGATTCCGGCTTTTTTTCGTTACATAACAGCGCTTGTGTAACGAATTTTTATTTTCCTTTAATAAATAAGGGTTTTATTTTTTATAACTTTCATTTTCAGTAATTATGTCTTAATTAAAACCGTTTAATTTCAATACATTTAGCTATTCCTACAGTTAGTCTGTTTTGTTACGAATATCAATCGCGCTTTTTCATCGAAGAGTGTATTAGTTATTGCACTCGCAACTATCCGCAATGTCCCTCCAAAACTCAACTTCTTTTTCTAACTTTTCAATGAGTTTTTTATCTCCATTAGCTTGTGATTCTAATGCCAATATTTCAAAATGCTGTTTCTCTGCCTTTTCAGCACGTTCAATAAGCCAATCAACATCTTTATGACTTATATGCCAAGATGGGAGCATTCCTTGTACAGTTACTTTCCCAACGGAATGTAATGCTTTTATTTCTTCTAATCGTGTTAATTTTTCTGTCATAATACTTCCTCCTTTACTGCACTCTTTCAGTCCAAAGTGTGTTTACTTATCAGTCCAATATCGGACCATTATCGGTCCAATCAACCAAATCTACCGTGACTACCTCTTTTACGTCCGTTCCGGTAGTGCTGAGGATCACTTTTCCGTTTATGCTGAAGCTGCTTATTCAATCCCTTGATCTCCTTATCCCGGTTCCTTAGCGCATTCCTTAACTGTCCATTTTCCCGTGCCAGCTGTTCTTTCTCCTGGTATAATCCCGCCATCTTTTGCTCATAATGTTTTGCTGTTTCTTCCATTAGCTGTTCGATGTCGTTCATTTCAGCAGCTCCTTTTTAATTTCCAACAGCCGTTTTGTATCGGCTTTCGTTTGAACAAAATTCAGGTAAATTCGCCCTAACTAACGCATCGGCAAATGGTGGCGGCACTGCGTTCCCGCATCTGGCGACTTGCTCTGTTTTTGGATAAACCTTACCTGTGTAATCCTTGTCGATGATGTATTCCAGCGGGAACCCTTGGGCGTTGAATAATTCCCTCGGCTGCAGCATCCTCATGCCGATGTCTGTTATTCGGTAATTCTCACCTTTCACAGTCACTAGACCGAATCTGTCTTTTGTCGTGATGGTATGCAAAGGACTATGCAATGACTGTCCAACATCGGATCCGTAATATTTTGTAAGAAAGGCAGCTACTAATGAATGATGGTCCTTAACTGTAATGGTGTGCAAAGGTTCTCTTAGACTTATCCCGGCGCCTGTATAATTACCGCCATAATTCTTAGCCAGGAAGGCTGTTACAAGTCCAAATCTATTCGCTGTAGGTATTGTTGCTAATGGTTCATAAAGTCCGCTTGCTCTTGTCTCACTGCCTTGGTGAGTATAATAATGTTGAATGAAACATGCCTTGTCATTAACTATAAAAGGCTCGTTTGATTCTAAAATAAACTTTTGGATGCCCCTACCTATCCGGAGCATAGTGTTTTTAGCTAACGGCTTTTTTCTTTCGAAAATAGAAGGTGTTCCAATTGACCAATCAATAACCTCACTTGCCGTTCTCCAAGGCTTTAACTTTCCTGTTTTGACAGCTAAACTTTCCGGATCCCCATGAGTAGGCTTTGGCCAAACAATCGGCTTCCCATCACATCTAGCAATCATAAAGAATCGTTTTCTAGTTGTTGGGGCACCATAATCACATGCTCTTAATTCCCGGAAATCAACTTCATAGCCTAATGATTTCAAAGCCTTCACAAATGAATTGAATGTTTTTCCCTTTTTATCAGGATCCGGATATCCACCCTTTAAAGGTCCCCAGGTTTTAAACTCTTCCACATTCTCCAACATAATGACACGCGGCTTTACCGCGATCGCCCATTTAACAGCTATCCATGCCAGACCCCGAATCTTCTTGCTGACAGGCTTTCCGCCCTTTGCCTTGCTGAAATGTTTGCAATCGGGGCTAAACCAAGCCAGACCTACTTTTCTTCCCTTCACAGCCTTTGCTGGATCCACGTCCCATACGTTTTCGCAATAATGTTCCGTATCCGGATGATTAGCTTTATGCAAAGCAATAGCAGCTGGGTCATGGTTAATGGCGATGTCAACACTCAATCCCGTTGCCATTTCTATACCCGTACTGGCGCCACCGCCGCCGGCAAAATTATCAACAATAATTTCCCTAAATAAGTCTAACTGCCGCAATTTATCACCTCATTTTCGCTATTTTCATTCCTCCCAGTGTCTTACAATCCCATCCATACCGATTGGAACATCTTTTATGATTCCGGCAATGGAGAAGGCAGGTCATGAGCCTGTCCTCCTTCACCATCCATGCCGCCCGGTCGTCAGCGATAATCACCTGAGCATTCATGATAATGTACTCAATTTCGCTTTGATTTCTGCCAGCCATTCATGCTGCCGCAAATCGATTAGTAAGCCGGCCAACGATAGTAATTGCTCCTTATCCAGTTCGATATCTAAGGTGTCTTGTTTATTTCCTAATAACCTTGCATAATAGCGTTCTGCATAGTCGTCCATCGTTGCCGCCCTCCTTTTTATTAAGCGATAATAACCACTTTTCCGTTTTCAATTTCAGTTTTCAAAGCTTGCTCTAAATATTCTTTAATATTTTTCATGGCAGCTAGTTTCCAAGCGCCTCCATCAGCTTCAAATAATGTGCATCTTGGACCGTTTTGCATTCTGAATATAAAATCACTCTCAGGTTGTTCCACTTCAACAAATGTACGATATGGAGCTAATACAACGGGATTTGGTACTTGAACTGTCGCAACGGTTGCGACTCCGACTTTTGCTTGTACAGCCTGGGAAACACCGTCATCACCAATTTGTCTTACATTTTCCTCTTTTATGTTCCCGACTACTTTCAGCATGATATCCCGATCTTCGTTTTTAACGAATGCGGACTGGAGCTTGATATTAAACTCTTCCGCATCGTACCAGCGGTCAAAATGGAATGATGGGACCATGGCTTTCGCTTGAATGTACTCATTGCGGTTATAGTTCCCGTTAAAAGGACTGAATGCGACGACCTCTGTCGGACTGACTACATGAACCATTCTCTTCTCAAATCCATCATCATCGAAATTTGAAATAAGATACTCAGCTAATCCAGATAGGCTTCTTACTTCCAGTTGGTCTGGTGTTGCTTCTTTGATTAGGTGCAGTGGTTGAGTTGAATAATCTTGATTTCCTACAGTTTGTACTTCTGCTGTTCCTAAATTGACAATGTATTGAAGAGCTTCTTTAATCATTTTCATTCCTCCATATTTTCATTTAATATTTTGATAGATTAGTTTTTAAAGCTAATAACCTTAGAGCCAACATCGTCATGAACTTCGCCTGTTTCTACATCAAGATAAGTTTGACCTTTGATTCCTGACTTTAATTCTGCACCTGATGCTTTACCGTTGTTATCAAGATCCATTAAAATTTTTGCCTCGATTGGTTCCGCCGGCGCAAGTGTGCTTTTTGCCATGACATTGGTTAAAATGACATCCCTCTTGTTATCAGCAGATAGCGTAATGGTTAAAGTGAGCTTTCTTTTTTTCTTTGCATCCGTGTTAGGAACGGCAATGTTTTCTAAAACTTTTTGAAGTTCTTCATTTGCTCTCTCAGCAAGAGCGCCGTTTGCAAATGTGTTTAAATCGATTTTGATTGGCATTGATTAACCCTCCTGAATTTCTTTTATGGATACTTCAATCCGTGGAGTCTCGCTGTACCACTTGCTTATATGTAAATCCACGACTTGACTATCATCTTTCCAAATGACGGATTTTAGTGCATCCTTTATACCCTTAACGTAATTATCAACATCGGGCTTTGTGACCGGACGCAACTCTCCTTTTTCGGCTGCCATGGTCTTTTTCTTGCTGAAACTTTTTAAACTAGGTTTATAGATATTTACTTTCATAGCCAACGGTCCGTCTAATAGAGAAGGCGGCCGATGCTCTGAAGCTACTAATCTGACATATTTTTTGAAGTCCCTCGACTTGGCCGGGTCATACATTCTAACGTTTCCGTTTACCGTGGTTGCCCGCGGCCGCCCCTGCGCTACTGGTGTCCCGTACACTGTGAATTTAATCATTCATAACGCCACGTTCCTCAGCCACCTGCTCCGCCATCCTGACCGCCTCAGCTGCCACTTGTACAAGTTCCTCGTACAGATTTGCTTTATTTTTAGTCTGCAATGCCGTTCCCACTTCTCCGACTTCCTCCACTAGTACCGGAAAGCGTTCAAGCAAACTCAATGTATCTGGATGGATTCTGTCCTGCCGCGCCCGTTCCATTCCGACATCCACAAGAACATCATTTGTCAGATGGTTAAATTTAATCACGCCCATATCCGTACACTCTCCTGTCCAATTCGAATAAAGAATCATAGCGATATTCTGTAAATCTTGCTAAATAATAAAGTTGCTGAAGTGTTGCCTTTTTGAAATTCATCCAGACACCACCCGATGCTTAGACAATCCAAGATACTGCAACATTTTTCTAAAAGATGTGTCACTCATTCCCAGCGCTTCTCGAATATCAGATTTTCTAACATTCTGTTTCACAAGATAAGCGATTTCGGATGTTGTCATATCCTCTCCTTTTGCTAAAATGCGTTTTAATAACTCTGGTTTATTATCATCAATTAACGGTCTCAACTGCGCAAATCGTTCATATACCTGGCATCCAGTACATAATCTTGCATGCACTTCTTTTTTTAGAACTTGTCTATTTGGTATTTTTCTTTCGCATCCATCGCATTGGTTAAGCAAATGACAGATGCGTAACATGGTTTGATTAGCCACCAAAAAATCCTCCTTTTCTCGCTTCAATCCTTTTATTTCGTGATAGATGCAGAAGCGCTAAGAATATTTCATCTGGTTCTCTTTCTAAATACTCGGACATATAATAAACGCTGAAGCCTTTTTTCCACATTTCAACGATTTCTCGCAATTCATACCTATCGAAAATGAAATCTAAGCCCTCTAAAACTATGACTTTATTCACATTAATCCATACCCCAATATTTTATTTCAGCTTCTTTTCTAGCCTTCGCGGCTTCTTCAAGAGTATCGAATGTTCCAAGATGTGAGAATTTTCCTCTGTATTTAATTTGCGCTTTAAATTTCCGTTCTCTTTTTGACCAATGCACACCTCTGACTCCGGTGTTATTGTTTTTCTGGAGACGTTTATTAATCGCTTGTTGCGTAAGGTCAGCCCATCGGCAATTAGACGGCTCGTAATTACCATTTACATCAATACGATCTAGCGTATAGGATAAAGTTGGCCTTTTACCCATATCACTCAGAAAGGACTCAAAGCTATTTCTCCATCTCTTGCAAACTTTTATGCCTCTACCTCCATACCTTTCGTAGTTGTTCACACTTTCATCCTCACAACGCGTAATCATGCTTCGCCACGAACGATATTCGGGTGAATTTTTTGCTGTGTGGCCATGTTTAAAGTTAGCGTTAGATGTTTTTTCTTTTTGGAGGCATCCGCAACTTTTACTAACTCCCCTTTTCAATGAATTTCCAGCAACTACAGTTACGTTTCCACATTCACATTTGCATCGCCAATATGAATTTGTGTCTTTCATAGAATCAAACTCTAAAACTGTCAATCGGCCAAAAATTTCTCCAGCCAAATTCATTCGTTTAGCCATTTATCAATACCACCTATCACACGATTCATTCTAGGGCTTCGCAATTCTATTGTTTTAGATAGTTTGCTAACTGCCATTAGAACCACCTTTCATAAGCGTAATTTTTGTGATTTTTTGCGTTAATTCATCGGAATGTGGTTAGTTTTTGCATCCACACAAAGGACATTTCCCCTCGTAATCCTTGTTGTATTCATATCTGCACTCATTACACTTGTTGTCCATAATCGTTTTCACTCCCTCACTCTTTACGTCAAAACCATTTTTCAGAATCAGACTCCACATCACGCCGCCGGAAACTGGCAACCGCCAGCTCCTGCTTTAAATCCTCGTTTGTTAGCAAATCCAATGAAACACCAGACCGAGATTGGTTAATATTCAGGTTGTTTAATTCCTCGATGTAGATTTTTCTTATAGCTGTTTCGTATAAGATCCCCATCGTTACGCTCCTTTCAAATCATCTTCAATAAAGAATTTTTGATATAAAGCTAAAAATCTAGCATCTGCATCCTGATGCGGCCTACATATCGGACAAGGAGCGAATTTAATCGAATAACTCGTATAAATATGGATAACGTGAGTACCTTTACAAAGTTCACACATATTAAGCACCTGCCAATCTATAATTTAATAATTTCCGATCCCCTTTGATAACCACTGTATAATCACGGCTCATTTCAAAAATGCGTGTTCCTAATGCCTCATCAATGTCGCACAGTTGATCCACTGTTTTCTCGCTGCTTACCATGATGGGTTTATGATTCAAGTATCGATAATTGATTACCGCAAACATTTGCTCAATTTGGAATTGTGTTGGATTGGTTCTCCCTTTGAATAAGTCATCAATGTATAAAACGCCGATCCGTTTCATTTTTGTGAGCTTCTCTTCCAGTAAGTCGAAGTTATCTTTCAAATCATTGAAACCCTCGACAAATGGGAAATATAGGACACTAACCTGTTTTTTCATAATTAAATTGTTTGCCAATGCCGTCAGCAGATGTGTTTTGCCAGCTCCAGGCTGTCCTAATAGGCTGATGCTGTTGCACCGTTGGTCTTTTATCCGTTCGAAGTCTTTAAAGTAATCCACGGCACACTGGTAAGCGTTTCTTATCACTTCTGGCTTTCCGTCGATATTAAAGCTCGAGAATGTCACTTTTTTAAATTCATCCGTGATTTCGCTAAATTTCATTAAGTGATTAGACTGCCGTTTCTTCGCACATTCACAATCAAACATTGTTTCGTAAAATTTAGGTTGTCCGTTCGGCCAGGCGCGTTGGTTCCCTGCCTCGTCCAGGTCAGGAATGTTCTTAAGGATGAATCCTTTGTCCTTGCATAATGAGCAGTCAAACTGGTTTTCTCCTTGGAACTCTGCCGACGAAGTCACCGAGGATTGGTTCTTTATTTTCTTTTGTAGGTCCGCTAGCACCTCTGTCATACTTGTAAACCTTTGCGCCATTGTCATTCTCCTTTCTGAATTTTTCTTGCTCATAAACTCTTACTCTATCCAATGAATCTAGTTTGTTATTAGCCCATTCTTTCAGTAGGTACTCAACAAATCCGAAATACCGTTTGTTCTTATTGTCAGCTATCTTAATAGCTTCGTTTATGATTTCGCGTTGACCATTAAAGTCGTTTTCCCATGAATAGAGATTTTCTCTTTGTATCTCAGATAATCTACAAAGAGATTTTTCAAACAATATAGATGGATCTTCTTCAGTAGTAGTGGCAGTAGTTTTTTTGTCAGGATCTTCTTTTGCTTCTTCTACTTCACTTTCCTTTACTTTAATTTCTTTTCCTTTACTTTCCTTGCTTTCAATTTGCTTAGCATTTGCTTGTTTTTTGCTTGAACCACCTTTTTTCCCTGCAGCTCTACGCTTTTCTGATATTTCATCCTTCATTTTCATCCGCCTTGAAAGTGATTGAGAAAAAATATAATCTCCATCATCAATAAGCAATCCAACATCTAAACACGTTTCGATTACTTGATTAACCAATTCATCTCCGTTAGCAAAGCAAAAGCTAAGCAATTGCTTATCATCTGCTAACCATTTGTAATCATCCTGCTCTCTAAGTGTTTCGATAATTGCCCAATAAATTCCGTACCCTTCCCATCCATGTTTTGCTCTTAGTTTTAATATCTTTGGATCTTTATGCGCATTACTGTCATGGGAAAAGTAGTAAGCGTCTTTTGCCATACCACCTCCACCTCCTATATAGTTAAAAATCTATGTCTACTTACCGGCCAGTTCCTTCCGCAACATCATCACAATAAAAGCATTTTTAGAAATTCCCAATTCAGCAGCCTTCACCCCGATTTGTTCTATCACCTTTTTATCCGTACGCAAGGTAAAATTAATTTTGGTGTCGTTTGTCATAATTATGACGTCACCTCCATATCTTTATTATATAACGACGTCACATTGACGTCAAACGTATTTTCCGATTGCTTTAAATCGTCATTTGTCATTATAATGATGTCAAAAAGGAATGTTTCACATGACTGAAAAACGATATACCCTTAGAATCAATGAAGAGACTTTTGATAAAATAAAGCAGCTGGCCGAAAGTAATAAACGCTCTATTGCTAAAGAGATTGAATACATCTTGGAAAGGTATTTAGAGAAGGAAGAGAAATAATTCACTTCCTCTCACAAACCGCCATACCGTCTTTTATTTGCTTAACTTTGTATTCTGGATAGCATTTCTGCATATAATCCAATACCAGCCGTTTTAATTGCTCTGTGTTTTGTGCCTGAGAGAAGCACCACTCAGGCAGAAGGACATTTGTTTTGAATTCAAAACTCATTTATCAAACCTATTTTCTATAGGGCAAACTAGTGTAAAATGTTCGTTTAAATGTTCAATAGTCATTTGAACCGAATCGACAAACGGGAATTTATTACCAGATGTATTTATAGCCATTCTTGTTATTTCCATTAGTTCTCCATCGAGTCTTTCGACTATGTCTCCTTCTCTCCATTCGTTCACTTTTCTTCCAATCTCCGCCCATTTCACACGTTCTTTTTCATGTTCGATTTCTTCGTCTGTTGCGTGGCGAACAGGATGATGTTTGACTGAAAATCCTTTAGGTGCTGGAATGTATCGGCCAATGCTACCGTCATCAAATAAAACATAGTCATTAGCTTTAAACTCTGGCTCAATCTCATAACCGATGTATAAAGCTTTTACAAAATCATCAAATGTCAATTCGTTAATCGGTTCATATGCTGAATTGAATCCACCAACTTTACATAGTACGCAACGTTCTAGATCTCCATCCCAAACCTTTAATAAAGTTTCTATACTACGAGCTTGCCTTTCAGTAATTTTTACTTTTTCCATAACGTTCACTACTCCCATATCAACGCCCCCACTTCGATAGTATCCGTCAACCTCTTGGTTCCCCGGCAATAATCGCATTTCCCGCACCGAACAGGTTCAGCATCCCCTGACTTCACTTGGAGAATGCGCTCCATTTTCATTTTTACATACTCATATTCAAAATCGAATCGGCTTTCATCAAAGTGAATTACAGCTTTATTAGGCGGATTTTCTTTTGTGACGGCCACGATATAAGGTGTATAAGTAAATCCTAAGTTCTCCTGCAATACGCGCCTGTATACCGCCATTTGAAGCACGTAATCCCATGATTCAACGAATGACACCCATCCATCGTATTTTTCACTCCAATAGCGTTTGTGAAGGTCCTGAGTGGTTTTTAAATCGCTGAATGTTTTCCGTTCATGATTAATGCTATCGACTTTGATTTTCCAATCAGATCCCCATAGATTGGCTGTGAAAATCTGTTCTTTTTCCCCTTCCATAGCGAACATAGCGAAAGGATCTGCTTTTAAGGTTTCGATCATCCGGTCTGCTGTTTCAAAATCGGTGTATTTACTTCCGTTTTTCTTGAATATTGAACTGTTATTTTCTTCAATGAATTTATGAAACTCTTCATCATTTTCGAATGCTGCGTGAGTATATGAACCTACTAACATAGCGTTTGATGTTGGCTCGATATATTCACCTTTTAACTTTGCTGCTGTTTTAGCTTCACATTGAATCCAATTTTTGAACTGGGAGACGGACATATAAAGCATGTCCATCTCATTTGTATAATAGTTATTCGAAGTCAATAACGGATTGTTCTGCTGAAGGTTTTTCGCTTGGTTCCGCATCAGCTGTCACCTCATCTTTCTTTTCCTCCTTGAAAGACTCGGCTAGTCCACTTTGCGCCTTTTTCTTAGCTGATTTATCAAACCAATCCTCTACCTTGCTCATTCCATCCTTGAGAGAATTGAAAATTTTGATTAAGTCTAAGTAGTCATATTCGGAAAAAGCATCAGCATTGTATCCAAATCGAGTCTCAACCATTTCCTGAGTAACACGGTACTTGTTTTTAAAAGCATCTAAAGCGTGAGCAATCCGGTCTTTTAACGGCTGTTTATTATTACCGGTGATGGTCTTGTTGCATTCCTCAACAGCAGCTTCTACAATATCACCAGGGATGATACCCAATATGCAGGAACGTAGCCGGCGCGCTCCCTGATTAGCAACTAATTCATAAATGTCGCGCGGGTCATCTAATTTCTTTAACTTACCTTGTGCTTTCCTTGAATGAGGAACCGTAAACACTTTTTCTTGCCGTACATTTGTTTCGAGGTCCCAGGCATAAGCCATGGCAACCGATTCACCGTTTTTCTGTTCCAATTCTTTAACACCAAACGCAATATTTCCCCAGTTTTGCGCTAATACTTCAGCTAGTCTGATAGAAGGTCCCTCTACCTTTGTTCCACCTCTTGGATAGCTATAAATGGCTGTTTGGGCAAGTGATGGGCGTTTGCAAGCATCTAAAATACGCTGTTCAGATTGGAATACATTTCGCGGGAATTGACGGGCCATAAATATCTGCCCTTTGACTTCTTCCATTTCTCTGCTGCTGGAAGCTTGGGCAACAACACCACCTTGATGCTGATTATTAAATTGTGATGATAATTGATTCATGAATTGTTTCCTCCTTTACCGCCAGTTCAAAATATGTTAGACTGACGGTAATCAAATATTTTTCAAACCTACTGACTTCTGTTTCCGGCAGAAGTTTTTCATTTCATCTTTTTCAATAAGTCCTCAAGTCCGATTTCCTTCACGAGCTTGTCTCCGATAGAATCTTTCAAACTATCAGTAATAAACTTTTTCATTTCCTGATTCACCTTAGTTACAATCTGATTAGACATTTCTTTTGTTTGTTTAGAAATCTGTTTGTCAATAAAATATTGCATCCTTGTCTGACTGTTGCCCCAAGAGTCTCTATTTGGCTCACCTCTGTCATTCACTTTTTCTGTAAGCCATTTATCACATTTGTCTTTGATTAGGTTTTTAATGCTTACATCTTTTTTGGTTACATCTCCCCACCTATCAGTTAAAGTGACTTTTCCATTTAAAAATTCATTGTAAGTAGCATCAACTAATTCATTTACCCGTTCCTGGACTTTCTTCTCTGCTTCGTATTTAACAGAAGTGATGACATCATCAGATATTTTTTTAACAACGCTATTAATGATTTGCTTTTTAATTGCTTCATCCAATGATTCATCTTCATTTAGCCAATCAATATCAACAGTTACATTCAATTTCATGAAATATACTCTCCTTTTTTTATTACGCTGTTTTAAATTCAAACTCATAAACTTGACTAAGATAACTCTGCCAATGCTCCTGTAAAACCATTTCTCCGTTGTTTGGATCTTCGAAATAAGCATCTCCCGGCCAAATCTCATTCCCGAAAAAGTCAACGCCGATAGCTTCTTCATCATTAACTGCGTATGGATAGCCTGTCTGCTCCATTTGCGTAATTATAGGATGCTGTAAATCCATTCTGATTCCTCCTTTCAATTAATACTTTGTTTGTTCGGATAGCGTGAGAATTAGTTTTTTAATAAAACATGTTCTTTGTGGTAACGCTCGTCTATTACCACCTCGTTGACTCTTACAGCACCCCACGATTCGTCCTCAAAATAGACTTCCTTGCTTTGGTCATCTATTCTTTGAAGCCATTCAATTAGCTCTTTTACCGTCATCTTATTCACCTCTTTTCTAGTGGCTTGTTTCCACTGTGATAAGCCAAGGATAGGAGAGAGTGACCTTTGGCATTCGGGAGGAATTGGTCTCCTTGACTCATCACAGCAGGAACAAAACAATTGTTCTTCTGCTGTTTTACTGATATAATAGATATATATCCTGATTGTTTTGAGGATTAGCTGAAACTGTTGATTCCTCAAAATTCGTTAAGTATTAAGCCGTTGCTTTGTCCGGAGCTTCGGCTTTTTTGCTTTTTTCAAACATTTCTTGAGCCAGTTTAACGATTTCTTTCAATTCCATTGAATTTTCCTTTTCTAATTCTGATAGAGTCATTTCTCCTATTAACGCCCCGAAAAAACGTGAAGCAAAGTTTGTATAAAACGCATTTCCGTTTTTAATTGCCTCTTCAACAATTTTGTTCAATTCCCGATTATTCTTCATAACCCAACCACCTTCCAAGTATCATTCCGACTAACAACATGGAGATATATATGGCGCCAAACATTATAAAGCCCATATCAAAAGTACCTGTATGTGATAGCTTCCATTACGAGTTTTCTGTTTTGGTCGTCCAGGTAATCCATATTGCTTAAATCGATTTTTTCATCGTTTGTATAAAGATGAATAGCTAGGTATAACATGAATTTTTCTGACTGAGACCATTTACTAGCTGCCCTTTTTAAAGCTGCTGTTTCGATAATTCCGTTTTCTAAATCAAAATATTTTGTAGTGAATAACGTTTTAAGTTTCCAGTTGTTTGAAAACAAGTGGATAACGCCCTTCCAGTACCTGTCCTTTGCTATATTGCTTGGGATTGTCGTCACTTTAATACCCTCCTACACCAATCTATTTTGATTCCCTGCTGCTGAAGCTTCTTGATGAGTGCTTCTAATGCTGCTTTACCGGCCATGATTTTTTAAACCCCTTCTGAACCAACTTGGTAAAGTGTTGTTCCCACATATCAACCCAGCTGATTTCTAACTCTTTGCATAAAATAGCTACATAATGATTTGCCCCGGTGATAACATCGATGGTTTCTTGTATGGATTCCTCGAAATCCTTTCTTTCCCAATCCGAAATGAACCTAGGATGTTTGGTGATTTTATCCTCCACTTTTTGCAAAGACTTTTTCATTTCGTCTAGTTCTTCATTTATCTTGATGAAAACGTTAGACCGATGAAGGTCAGCTGCTTCACCATCGAGTTTTGTCGGCCCCCATCCGATATATTCAACAGCTGCCTCCATAGCGACAAAAGGATTATTATGCTGTTCCAGATAATACTTACAAATTGAAGGTTGCACCTTATAACGCCCGTTTTCCTGATGGGAAATGGATTCAGCAGAAATGTTGGTATCCAATGACATCTTTAATTGAGTTTTATTCACTTCTTTCCTTGCTTCCTTTGCGGCTAGAGCCGCTATACTAACAGCCAACATTACCAGCTCCTTTTATACAATTTTCAAAGTCACAAATACTTAAATACACAGGCACAATTGCGATAATTCTGTAAAATTAAATTAAATGAAGCGTAAATCACTTTCTTTGCTATATAGCTTCATAACTGTTTTCTTCTTGGTCTTTCATCCATTTGTCGATGGTTTCTTTCGAAAAGAAGATTCTGCGACGAATGCGAACATGTGGAATTTGTTTTTGTTTGACCATTGTATAGATCGTGTCAGTGCTAACGCCGATATAGTTAGCGATTTCCTGAGCTGTCATGGTTTTTCTTTGCATGCCTTTAGTCTCCTTTCGGTTCAGTGTTGTTTAGAATCTCAACGACTTCCATCAGCTTTCCGATGACTTCATTGTCTGAATAGCCATCTTGAAGCATCAAAGCTGATTCCAGGACTTTGAATTTGAGTTCAGCCCATAATGCTTGGTTGGTGAGGTTCATCGATTTACCTCCTTAATCTTCGTTCCGAAGCGATGTAACAATGAGTTCGTATGTTTTTGGTTCCTTTTTTCTAAGGAATTTATTAATAAAGTAAATTTGGCCCTTACCGGTTATTTTGGTTGTTCTGGTGATTCGTACTGTTCCATCTGGATTATTTACAGTTCGCTCTTTCACTTCGAAAAAGCCGCGTTCCATATATTGTTGTGTCGGTTCATTGTAACGAGCGCCTTTCTTACCGAGATAACCGTTTTCTCGCAACCATTCAAAAAGTCGATTTTGACCGATTTTTACACCGTTTTGCGTAATGAGTTTTGCTAGTTGTCCTATAAGGATACTGTCGACACTTGCTTCAACTGCGTCAGCGAATAAAACTTTTGGTTTTTGTTCAATAACTTTTTGTTCAGCTTCCACTCGCTTTTGTCGTTCTTCTTTTAGGTCGGTAGCGAGTTTGATGATGGTGTCCGGATTAAGAAGAACCTCTTCTATCTTTTCGGGCGTCATGTATGCACCGTGTTTTCGGATGGATGGGATGACTTCGTGTGTTATCCAGCGTTTGAATTCTTTTGCTTCGGGTTTGCGGCTAGATAAAACTAATGAATATAGACCATATTCATTGATAATATTCGCTTCACCTTGACGCCCTAACTTGAAGTTAGACCGTTCATCATCGTCTAAACGGCTAACCGCTTTAGATGGATTGGAAATTTCTAATACATCACATACATCTTTCACGACAAACCAAGGTTGACCATCTTTTAAAATGGTACGCACTTCATTTTGTTTGAAATTGAAAACTTGCAATTGATTCATTCACTTACCTCCTATGCAATTATAGTTTCATTCCACTCTACGTGGAATTTTTCATCAAAAAAAATCGAAGCAGATACGCCTAGAATCTTTGCTATTTCTTGCAGTTCATCTGTATTAATTGGCCGTTTCCCAAGTTCTTTCATATTATAACCAGAAATACTCATCTTTAGCTTTTTTGCCATGTAAGTTTGGGAAAGCCCTTTAGACTTCCTACAGCTCCTAATTTTTTCATGCAGTTGCAAGTTTTCACCCCCTTTTGTTTCACGTAACGTGGAACTTTATGTCTTTATTATATATCCACTAAAAGTGGAAGTCAACAACAAATTTAACTTTTCGTGGATTTTATTTAACGTAGCGTGAAATGTTGTTATTATTAAGTTAATTAACTAGTGAGGAAGAGATATTTATGAGCCTCGGAAAGAGATTGAAATTTGAAAGAGAAAAAAGAAATTGGTCTCAAAAGTTTGTTGCGGGAAAAGTCGGTATAACTAATACTGTGCTATCAAATTACGAACGTGATTACAGAGACCCCGATACTGATACTTTAAAAAAATTAGCTGATTTGTATGAAGTGGGAGCAGATTATTTATTAGGTAGCAATAAACCTTCCAACCAAACATCCAAAGACGAACGAGACATCGCCAAACGCCTCGACCAAATCCGAAACGACCTTGAGCATGCGGATGGTCTAGCGTTTGATGGGGAACCGCTATCAGATGAAGCCAAAGAATCTTTCATGGAAGCAATGGAGTTTGTTGTAAGGCAAACGAAGAAGATTAATAAGAAGTACATCCCTAAAAAATATCGAAAGGGTGAATCAGATGAGTGAACAAGATGAATTATTAAAACAAATATTATTAGAAGTTCAATCAATGAAAGTAAATATGGCAACTAAAGGTGATATCGAGGTAATTAATTATAAACTTGATAAATTAACTGAAAATGTTGAAAAGCAACATATTGCCAACATCAACTCCGATAATATCCTGCTAAATGAAATACGCTCCATCCGCGAAGGTGTCGTGTATGTTAACCGCAAGATTGCCGATACCGAATTAGAACTTAACATGATGAAGCAAAACGTAAAACAATAAATCAATTCGAGTTGATCTTATGTCTTTCATTTCAGATAAAGTAAAGCAGCTGGCACATAAATATAAAACAAATGACCCGTTTGAAATTGCGGATAGGTTAAACATCCTTGTCCACTTCCTGCCTCTACATAGCGAAATAAACGGATTTTATAAATTAGAAAAGCGTAATAAATTTATTATCATCAATCAAAATCTACCTCATGAAATAAAACGTTTCGTATGCGCGCATGAGCTTGGTCATGCCGTCCTGCATCCTAGAGCAAATACACCTTTTTTAAGAAAAAATACACTTTATTCAATCAATAGGCTGGAAGTAGAAGCCAATCGTTTTGCCGTTGAACTTCTCTTGGATGATAAAATTTTTGAAGATTATGAAACTAAGTTTGATATTTTACGAGAAAACGGGATTCCGTATGAGATGGAAAGATTTTTATAATTTTTATAGAGGAGGAATGATTATGGAAGCGTCAGGAGTAAATGGTCAATTGGAATTTACGGGGACAAAAATTATCATTAAACGAAAAGGTATGCTTGCTAAAATGACACAAGGTTTAAAAGGTGATAAAGAAATTCTAGTTAAACAAATTTCATCAATTCAATTTAAAAAAGCAAATTCATTTACAAATGGATACATACAATTTGCTTTTTCTGGCGGAAAAGAAAACCAAGGCGGCCTTTTTGATGCGACTAAAGATGAAAACACAATAATGTTTAATAAAAAGCAAATGAAAGATTTTGAGAAAATTAAATTAGCAGTTGAAGAAAAGATAATCGAATCTAATCAATCAACACCGTCACAAGTGGTAGATGTGGCGGATCAGATAAAAAAACTCTCCGAACTACGTGACAATGGCATCATCACAGATGATGAGTTCAATGCAAAGAAAAAGCAATTGTTAAATATCTAATATGAAACGGAAAGGCTTTTATAAATGCAAAAGGGGAAAGTGTAACTAATGAAAAAGTTGCTTGGAATTTTGGCCATTTTATTATTGATTGGTTTGTCATTTGCTATTATAACGACTCCTATCGCTTGGATCGGACTTGTTATCGCAGGTTTTGGCTTTTATCAATTGAATAAGCAAAAAAAAAGGAAAGGCTTCTTTTCATAGGCCTAAATGGATAATCGCCACTGGATTGATTTTAAGTGTTATTTTAGCTTTAGCTTTTATGAAACCCGACGAGGAAAAGATAAATACAAAAGTTGTCAAAAAGGAAGCTGTTGAAACAGCGGCTAACGTCAATGAAGAAAAAGAAAAGGCTGCTGACGATTCCTATGATTCTGAAGAGTATAAAAAAATAGCAGAACTAATGGATAGCAAAGCTGATTTTTTACCGCTTGTAAATGGTTATTATGGTTTACCAAAAGAAATCAGAAGTGAAATATACGACAATTATATCGTTAAAAAAGAAGTTTCTTGGTCTGGGGTAGTTGCTGACGTTGATGCTATTTCGGATAGTCTAGTTATTTATGGGAATACGGATAGTTACAATGGTGAAAATTGGGCTGTTATAAGTGATGAAAAGAAAGATATGTTACCTTATGTTTTTATTGCGGAATTGAAAAATGAAGCAGAGAAACAGGGATTAAAAAATGGAGATACAGTTACGATAACTGGCGTTGTGGGCTCACGCGGCGATAAAGACTTACAATATAATTGGAAATTATACGAATCTACTGTCGCAAGCGCAACCCCAACTGCTAATGTTGTTGATTCGGAACCTGATGTAGTTCAAGAACAAACTCCAGTTCCTAATCCTGAACCAACACCGGTTCCAGAACCTGAACCACAACAAGATACAGCCCCTACTGTTTATTTTAAGAACTGCACCGAAGCAAGAGCCGCTGGAGCTGCGCCTGTATATTCCGGACAGCCTGGTTACGGCAAACACCTTGACCGTGATGGCGACGGCATTGGTTGTGATAAATAATTTAATAAAGCCCTCTCTAGGGCTTTTCTTTTCACCTTACAGAAGAACATATATTCCTAAAGGGGCTGATAATATGGCGAGTATTCAAAAAAGAGGTAAAAACTCTTGGCTTTTAGTTGTTGAGACAGGATATGTAAAAGGTAAACGCAAGAAAAGAACAAGGACCGTGCACATCGAAGATCCCGCATTATTAAAAACTAAAAAGAGATTGCAAGAACATCTTGAATTAGAATTAGCTAAATTCAAAATTGAAGTGGAGTCCGGTGAATATATTGCGCCGGAAAAAATGCGGCTGCAGGATTTTGTTGAGGAATGGAATCAAAAATTTGCTCAAAAGAAACTTGGAATTAAAACACGAAAAGAGCAACTAGGATTGATGAAAAATCATATCTCTCCTAATATTGGGCATATGAGACTAGACAGTATTAAGCCTATTCATATTGTGAACTTCCTTCATCAGTTAGAGCAAGGCGGTTCCCGACTAGATGGGAAAACAGGCGGATTAGCTGATTCAACGATTTATCAAGTAGATAAGGCACTTAGAAGTTTGTTTTCCCGCGCTAAAGAATGGAAATTAATCAAAGATAATCCCATGAAGGAATTAAGCCGACCTAAGATCATGAGAAAGGAAATGAACTACTTAGATGAAAATGGAACTTATCTGTTATTGACTGCATTAAATGAAATCGAAATGCACTGGCGTTTGTTTTTTATAACTTCTCTCATTGGCGGGCTGCGAAGAGGTGAAATTGTTGCGCTGGAATGGAAGCATATAAATTTTGAAGAAAACTATATAGATGTTGAGCAAAGTATTCCATTATTTGAAGATGGTCAACCGGTAATCAAAGAAACAAAAACAGGCGTGACCCGTAAGGTCTCTATGCCAGAATGGTACATGAATGAATTGAGGGATTTTAAAGAGGAATGGGAAAGGGAAAAAGATGGATGCGGCGACTGTTGGGAAGGCGGGGTTCGTGAATTTGTATTTCAGAACGGGTTGGGCCTCCCCTTCTATCCAACTACAGCAACTAAAAGGTGGATTGAGTTTCGGAATGAATTTAAATTTGAAGGATTAAGATTGCACGATATGCGGCATACGATGGTTGCGTTGTTGATAGAAGAAGGTGTACACTTAAAAGCAATCCAGAAAAGAGCCGGCCACGCCAATTATAAAACCACTTCTGACACATATGGTCACGTATCAAAAAAAGTGGCAGATTCCACCGCCAAACGCTTCGAAAAATTCAATCCATCGCATTTCGTCAACAACTCGTCAACAGATAGAAAAAATCACGATTCATAA